GACGAGGTTGTTGGGGACTGTCCCATTCCACAAACGAAGGTCCATAGCTCCCGCTGGGAGGATCTCGTAGGTGTTGGTCCCGACGGCCTGCGTGAAGGCCGGCGCCACCGTGATAGTGTTGGTGGTAAAGTTGAAGGCCGTGATCAGGCGGACCTGGCCCGTGATCGTTCCACTCGTGATCAGGAGCCACATTCCCTTAAAGTAGTCCGTGTCTCCCTCGGTTCGGCCCGCGTCGACCAGGGTCGTCGCCGATCCCGAATCCGCCGTGCCGTTGATCACAGACCGGATCTGGGTTACCGCGCTCATGGCCAGGGCGTTAGCGTCAAGGGCATCAGTCGCGAAGCTCGCGGCCGTAATGCCTCCAGCGGCGATCGAGCCCACGGCGCCCGTGACTGAGCCGACCGCCCCCGTGACACTGGCGACCGAGCCCGTGACGTTCCCCTGGACGGAGGCGACGCCCTCGCCGAAGGAGCCGCCGGCAGTATGAGCCGAGCGGAGCTCGTCCCAAACCGCATCGGCAATGACCCCGGCAGTCGGTCCCGCGGTCGCCTGGTTGTCCCGGATGGCCTGCAGAGAGTCGGTCGTGTTGTCGAACGTGTCCCAATCCGCAAGTCCAGCCTTAGCCACCATTTGTGCGATGACGGAGTCGTCGATGACGTTGGCCCCGGTGGCCGCAACCGCCAGGAGGTGGTCGAGGTGGATATCGGTCAGTGCCAAATCGACTTGAGTGTTGACCTGGGTCGGAGTCGCCCGGGTGGTGATGGCCGCGTCGATATTACCGCCCGCGAAAGCTGTGGAGTCGGACAGGATGGCATCGCGAATCTCATTGACCGCGTCGGTCGCGAGCTCGGAGGCTCCGATGGCGTTGACGGCGATGGCGTCCGCATCGATCGCGGCGGTAGCTATGGCCGCCGACGTGATCACGTTTGCGGCCATGGCACCCACCGAGACGTCAACCCGCCCGAAGACCAGGGCGTTCGGAGCGGCGCCGAGCCACTCCTTGACGTCCGCGTGGGCCATACCATCAGTTTCGATGACGAGGTTTGCCAGGTTGTTGGGGAAGTCCGCCGGCCAGATTTCATAGGTGTGGGTGGAGACCGCCTGGGTAAAGGCCCGGTCCACGGTCACCGTATCGGATCCCGGCGTAAAGGCGGAGATCTTACGTGCCTGGCCCAGGAGGTTCCCCGAGGTGATGACGAGCCATCCGCCCTTGAAGAAGTCTACATCCGCCTGCGTCAGGATGGCGTCGACCAATGTCGTCGCCGACCCCGAGTCCGCCGTTCCCGAGATGAGCGCCCGCTGGAGGTTCTTGTTATCGATCTCCGTCCCCACCTGGGCGGGAGTCGCCCGGGAGGAGATGGTTGCATTGATATTCGCGCCTGCGAAGGTCGTGGCGTCAGAGAGTATGGAATCCCGGATCTCATTGACCGCGTCGGTCGCCAACTCGGCGGCCCCGATGGCGTTCGTGGCGATGGCATCCGCGTCGATTGCTGCGGTAGCAATGGCCGCCGCGGTAATCACGTCCGCCGCCATGGCGCCGGTCGAGGAGTCGACCCGCCCGGAGATGAGCGCGTTCGGTGCGGAGCCCAACCACTGGGCCACGTTCACCGACTGATTCACTGTGATCTCGACACCGCCTGTGGCGTCCACGTCTACCCCACGCCCGGTGACGTTGGGGTAGGAGAAGTCGTCGGGAATGCGTGCATGAATGCGAAACTGGTTGTTGACTTGTTTGACACCAGAGGCCGTAAACGTCAAGCTCAGGACGCCCAAGGTATTTGTGTGGGTGGTCGAGAGCGGTACGGAATACCATCCATTCTCAAGCTCGGTGATCGTTACAGTCATGGCCGCGAACGCTGCACCGTTCTTTGAGATGCGTTTAGTCCAGTTGGCATCTATCTTACCCGTGACGGCGTCGCCATTAACGTCATGCGCGAATAAGAGGTAGGTTAAAGCTGTAGATTGCTTGAGTGGAATCATCTCAGTTTACTCGTCCGAAAACTCTACTTGCAATTCTCCGATGAGTCTGTCGAAGCATCGCCATGATATTAACACCGGCCGGAGATCCCGCGGCGATGCCGCTATAGGTCCATCCTACGGCCTTCCTATCCGGGGTATCGACGGTGCCATCAGCTACCGGGGATATTCGATGTCCATGGTAACAGTGTACAGATCTACGTTTGTCTTCGGTGTCAATTGCCATTTGTCTTTGGGGTATGGTTTCTGATCAGGCTGCGAAGCACGAAGTCGATCTTCACGAGCTCCCCCGAGAAGATCGCCCGGGTTTCGGGTCCGTTATCGAAGTTGATGCGGAATAACCGCTCGATGTCGTCGACAAGAAACTGGGCATCTTTCAAGACAGTCGTGAGAGAGTCCGGCTTCGGGGCTTCTTCCAATTGCGGGTCGGTGAGCGGCGTATCAGGCATACTTTCCTCTTATAAAAGTAGTTGCGTCGTCGGAGATAGTAGAAGCGGCGATGTTGCCGGAGTCTCCGTCGTTTCGTACACGATCTTGAGTTGCGGTCGTCTCTATTTTGTTCCGGGCGCATGCGTACAGCCATTGGATCATAACGTGCATCGGAGCGTTCGCCGCAGGGATCGCCGAGATCTGCGTCACGGTATCCGTCCGCAGCACGTCGATAACCTCAGTGTTGACCTGGGCCGGAGTCGCCCGGGAGGTGATGGTCGCGTTGATGTTCGCGCCCGCGAAGGTTGTGGCGTCAGAGAGTATGGAGTCGCGGATCTCATTGACCGCGTCGGTCGCGAGTTCGGAGGCCCCGATCGCGTCGGCCGCGATGGCGTCGGCGTCAATGGCCCCTGTACCGATCGCGGAGGCAGTGATCGTCCCCGCCGCCATGGCGCCCACAGAAACATCGACCCGCCCAGAGACAAGCGAGTTCGGCGCCGCCGCGAGCCATTCCTTGACGTCCGCATGGACCACACCATCGGTCTCGATGTTGAGGTCCGCGAACTCGTCCGGGAAGTCGGCCGGCCAGATTTCATAGGTCTGGGTCGCCACTGCCTGCGTGAAAGCCCGATCTACCGTGATCGTGTCGGTGGTGAAGTTGAAGTCAGAGATCTTTCTGGCCTGGCCCAGGAGGTTCCCGGAGGTCATAACCAGCCATCCGCCCTTGAAGAAGTCGGTATCCGCTTGCGTTAGCGCGTCATCCACCAATGTCGTAGTTGTACCAGAATCAGAAGTCCCACTAACGAGAGCACGATGTAGGTTTTTATTGTCAATTTCTGTTCCTACCTGGGCTGGTGTCGCCCGAGAGGAGATGGTTGCATCAATGTTGGCGCCCGCGAAGGACGTGGAGTCGGACAGGATCGCGTCTCTGATCTCATTGACTGCCGTGGTGGCGAGCTCCAAGGAGCCGATGGCATCTGTGGCGATGGCCCCCGCGTCGATAGCCCCCGCGGCAAAGGTCGCGGCTACGATTCCGCCCGAGGCAATCGAGCCGACGGCACCCGTCACCGAGGCCACAGAGCCCGTCACATTACCTTGGACTGAGGCCACCCCCTCGCCGAAGGAGCCCGCGCCCACGTGGGCTGAGCGGAGCTCGTCCCAAACTTGGTCAACAATTTCATCGACCGCGTCGGTCGCCAACTCGGAGGCCCCGATCGCGTCAGCCGCGATGGCGTCGGCGTCGATGGCAGCTGTCGCAATGGCAGAGGCCGTAATCGTCCCCGCCGCCATGGCACCCACGGAGGCGTCGACCCGCCCGGAGATCAGGGCGTTCGGAGCCGCCGCGAGCCACTCCTTGACGTCCGCGTGGACCATCCCATCGGTCTCGATGTTGAGGTCTGCGAACTCGTCCGGGAAGTCGGCCGACCAGATCTCATAGGTCTGGGTTGCCACGGCCTGCGTGAAAGGCCGATCGACCGTGATGGTGTCCGTAGTAAAATTGAAAGCTGAGATCTTCCGGGCCTGCCCGATTAGGTTACCGGAGGTCATGACCAGCCATGCGCCCTTCCAGTAGTCGGTATCCGCTTGAGTCAGTGCGGTCGTGTCCACGAGAGTCGTCGTCGACCCAGAGTCGGCCGTGCCGGAGACCAGAGCCCGGTGTAGGTTGTCGTTGTCGAGCTCCGTCGCAACCTGGGCGGGAGTCGCCCGGGAGGAGACGGTCGCGTCGATATTCGCTCCCGCGAAGGCCGTGGAGTCGGACAGGATGGCATCGCGGATCTCATTGACCGCGTCGGTCGCCAGCTCGGAGGCCCCGATCGCGTTGGCCGCAATGGCCGCTGCGTCGATGGCACCCGCGACGAATGCCGTGGCGGCGATGGCTCCGGTGGCGATGGCGTCGTCGTCGATCGCGTCGGTGGCGATAACAGCTGCGGTGATCGTTCCCGCTGCCATGGCACCCACGGAGGCGTCGACCCGCCCGGAGGCCAGAGCATTCGGCGCCGCCGCGAGCCACTCCTTGATATCCGCGTGGGCCATCCCATCGGTCTCGATCAAGAGGCTGGAGAAGTTGTCCGGGAAGTCAGACGGCCAGATCTCGTAGGTCTGGGTCGCGACCGCCTGGGTGAAGGCCCGATCAACCGTGATGGTGTCGGAACCCGGGGCGAACGCCGAGATTTTCCGCGCCTGCCCGGAGATGTTCCCGGAGGTCATGACCAGCCAGCCGCCCTCCCAGTAGTCGGCGTCGCCCTGAGAGAGGGCGTCGTCCACCAGGGTCGTCGTCGAGCCGGAGTCGGCTGTGCCGCTTGCCAGCGCCCGCTGGAGGTTCGCATTGGTTATTTCCGTCCCCACCTGAGCGGGGGTCGCCCGGGTGGTGATGGCCGCATCGATGTTCCCGCCCGCAAAGGCCGTGGAGTCGGACAGAATGGCATCACGGATCTCATTGACTGCCGTCGTCGCCAGCTCGGAGGAGGTGATGGCATCAGCCGCGATGGCTGCCGCATCGATGGCGCCCGCGGCGAAGGCCGTGGCGGCGATGGCCCCCGTGGCGATGGCATCGTCGTCGATGGCGTCGGTGGCGATTGCGGCGGCCGTAACAGTCGCCGCCGCCATGGCGCCCACGGAGACGTCCACCCGCGAGGAGACCAGGGCATTCGGCGCCGCGCCGAGCCACTGTTGCAAGTCCGACCTGATCCCGGTGCCGGTGCCGGCGACGAGGGCATCATAGACCACGGCCGGGACGACCATGAACTCATGCCACACCGGAAGATGGGTCGCGACAGCATGCGACTTTATGATGAAGGAGCCCAGAGTATTCGTGTGGGTCGTCGTCAGGGCGACCGAGTACCAGCCTTCCGCATCGTGCGTTCCCGTCGGACCCGTGCCGAAGGCGCCGCCGTCCTTAGAGATCTCGGTCGCGGGGGAGCCGAGGGCGGTCTCCTCCGTGACGCCGTCCGTCTTATCGAGGAAAGGCCCAATGCGCTCGGTCTGCGCGGTGGATAGTCGAAGCCACCTACTCATGCCACTCTCCTCGTTCTGTAGTTATACATCGCCACTGCAATAGAAAGAGCCCCACCCGCGGCGACCGTGAAGGGCATGAGCGGTTGATCAAATCCGATCAATGGACCAACTCCTCGAGGATTGTCTTTAATAGTAGGGTTTCCAGTTCCATTTACATCCCACCCAGTAAAGACACCCCCCCAATCGGGTGTAAGCGATGCAGCTACTGGGTATACGCAAGGAATAAAAGATTGCCCACCAAGCTGGCAGTAAGTCCTATAGGGAGTGATTCGATATTGTTGGACCTCTGCAAGAGACATATTTCTGTCGATATAGGCTACGAAGGCATGCTTGCCGTTAAATTCATCATTCGAACCGTTTATCGCGGCTACTTGTAGATCGTTGGTTAGATTAGCGTCGTTGCCATTTCCTGTCGCATTAGAATCCACGTTAACGGTAACGCTGTTTAGGTCAATGATCCTCAACGTTACTAAATTGTCGCTTCCTCTGTTGGAGACCGCAATCAATTTCCATACTTCATCATCAATAGTGAAGGAAGTAGTAAGTACCGTACCGGCGTCCTGGTATACAGTTACTGTATTATCTGAATTTATTCTTACACGGAACTGACGTTTCGTACCTGTGCCCCACTTACTAATCCCTAACGTCTGGTCAATGCCGTTAGTATCAGCAAAAATAAATGCCAGCATGGTCCAGTCTGTAGTCGTATCGAACCGCAACGTTGAGACGTCGGTTTTAGAAAGAAACTGCCCAGAAGCCCTAACAAAGTCTAAAGACATTATGCGTCCGCATATTCGAAATAAAGACCAAAGAGAATGGCAGCGCCGGACATAGTGTCACCGGTGTCTACTTGATCTCTGAAAAATTCGTATTCCACTTCGTCCCCAACTACAAAATTAGTATCGGTGAGGGCAATAGACAGAACCTGCAATTCATTAATTGCCGACGGAGCAAGATCATTAAGATTAACGCTCTCGTCGTTTCCCGTCTGATCCAAAGATTCCCCCGCAGCTACCGCACGATAATCGAGGTCCCATTCCACGTCACCGGAGGTGACTATCGCGGTCCACGGGATGATGAGGTTCGCGGAGCCCACGTAGTTTTGGGGAACCTGGAACCCGCCGTGGATCCCGTTTCGAGTGTTTCCGGCATCAAAAATGCAGACCTCACGAATCCAGACCTTGTTCGTAGCCTTGACGGAGTACGACTCGAAAAAAACAACACCAGAAGTATCTGGCAAGGTGCCGAATCCAATAATCGGAAGCCTATGAATTGCCATGTTATAGGAGGCTGTACCTTTCTATGAGAATCAGGGCCAGGAGGGCTGCCTTTTGCGTCACGGTCGCGCTTGTCTTGAACTCAACCGGTAATGCGGCGTTGAACGCACTTTGGGAGCTATCCACCCAATCGTCCGCTGCGTTTACCGCAGCTCGGAACTCTGTTTTTGAAAGATTACCGGGAACTACTTTCTCTTTCATGCCCCGCACCCAAACTTTTAATCGAGAAGTCTCGTCCAATGCCATCTTTTTACGCCGCCCTTCGTGCCCTATAGCTATGCATGAAGATGGGCACGGCGATTCCTGTTGCCGCGTTACCATCATACGGTCCAATATTGAATGATCCACCCGCGTCTTTGTGGTCCACACCAGGTTCAAAGGAGATGCTGGAGGAGAAGTGATCATCGAACTTGGCATCCAAATCCTTTCCATCGAGATACCCATCAGAGTCGGTATCTTTGAGCCGGAAGTCAAGACTCCCAACGTCATTGAAAGTGTCCGCCTCTACAAAGTTGGTAATATGGCCTGTACCCCCGTCGTCATCCGCCGTACCATCTCGGGACATGTTGTTGTTTACCGCCCCGGTCCAGCTCGCACCCATATCTATATTCTGCCCGCTTCCATCTGACCAACAATTTTCGATGATGTCATCCCCGGCGTCGGTGACGAAACCGCCACCGGTATCCGTGTCCATAACACCGCAGTTGTAAAGCTCAACTCCAAGGAGGTCGGTGGCGTTATTGTACCCTCTCCGCTGTCCGTCGGTCCGTGCCGGGTCTCCGGTCAGGATGAGGTTGTAACCTCGAAAATTGCTCGATCCCGCGCTCATATACAAACCCGCGGAGGTGCTATTACTTGAGGTCGACGTCGCGTGAAGGCAAAAACAGTTATACGCCATTTGGTCCGGGTCCGAGGGACGGAGGCAACGTCTCGCCGTGCTGTTCGTGGAGTTCTGCTCGAGCTTCAATTGACCCGTACGGAAGAAGTCTTCGTCCGGCCTGATGACGTGTTGTGTTGCCCCATCAACCATCTCCGCACCGGTATCCGTGATCGGATTGTATTCGCTCCCTGACTGGGCATGAAGCTCCCGGTAAACCGTGGCGCTTAAGCCGGTAGCACCGGCCGGTTGACTATTTTCCGAGAAGGTCTGGCTTTTGCATTGACCCCTCTCAATCTCTGTTATAGGGTCAAGGTCCGTTGCCCCCTCCCAGGAGGCGATCGTCGTGTGGGTCTCGCCCGTGCCTATGAGGAGATCAGCCATTGACAATCTCTCCTGTTTCATCTTGAACTGGCATCATGATCGTGTCAATGTCCGTGGACTTCCATGCCATCATATCCTTCCAAGCCGGATCCAGAGTAGCCGGAAGCACATGCTTGGTTACATCTCTCCAGTCGAGAGTCGACTGGGTCGAGAGAAGGGTTGGGTAATCGAGGACGTACTGCCGTTTCCGCGTCGGCCGTAGTCGATGATACGGAGGGCCGACATTCGTTTCGGTTGGGGGCTGAATTAAGTCCATGAGCATATCGTTAGAGATATCCAAAACCGCAATCCCATAATCCGTTAAAGCACCCCAGCCCCAGTATTGATGCAGGCCATAATTGAGTTGCTCGAGGCGGAAGTTGATAGCCCAATCGACAAACTCCCCGACCTGCTCTTCCAGGAACAACTGCCTGGATGGACGGAGCGTCGCCCACCGTCGCTTGACGGTATCCTTGCGGGCGTCCCATCGCATCTGGGCAGCGACTCTCCGATCAAGAGCAGGGTCCATCCAGTACCGGCAATGACGAATCTCCTCGACATGGGCTTGGAGAGCGTTCAACAGAACCCCCGACATGTTCGGCTGGACACCATCGTCGATCCAGCTTTTCATCTCGGCCGGGGTCCAATAGCGACCCTTGGCCGGAGCCCATATCCAGGTAGCGCCATCCTCTTGCTTGGCTTTGACGCCAAGCGATAAGGCAACCTCAACCAACGGCATCGGCGATTACCCCATGCCCTTGTCGGGTCCCTTGATTGGGCTGACGAGGTCGTCTCGGAGTTGCTTGCCGGCTCTGGTCGGCTGCCGCATACGGTTGGGGTTCTGCGGACCGCGTCGGGTCATTGCGCTGTCGCTCTTGGCCTTACTGGCCGCCGTTTCTAACTTTGCCATCGTTGTCTCCTTACTGTGGCACTCGGGTAGATGTGATCAAGTATGGTTTGATGAAGTTGGTCGTTCCGTCGAAGAGCGCTGTCACGTCGATCACGACTATGATCTCCGCCGGAGCGGCATGCATGAGTTGAATGAAATCGCTGCCCAGGGTCGGGTCCCCCGCGTCCGTAGTGTTGATGAGCGTCACGGATCCATCCGCCGTCACGGTAAAGCCCAAGGCGCCCGCGTTCGTCGGTGAGATTGCGGGGATCATGTTCCCCGAGAAGATCAGGTCTGACTGTGGGTTATACACCTCCAGGTCAATCGTGAACGTTCCGACGGTAGTCGTCCCCGTCTCGACCACATCCAGGAGGACGGCAAAAGCCGTCATATCCTTGACATTGATCTTCGGCGTCTTGCTAACGGCGATCGACTGTGAATTGATGCCCGCCGCGGCAAAAAGGAGCTCTTCGGGACCGCGAAACTGCTTACTCATTTACTTCAGCCTCGGCGCTTTCTTGTCCGTTCCCCTTGGCTCGAACCCTCTTACGCCGCTTTTTGGGTTTAGCATCTGTTCCGCTGTCATCTGGGGATGCTTCGGTAGGCCTCCCACCCGTATAAATTCCGCTTGGTACGTCTTGAACGGTCCGCTCTGGCTTATCTGCCTCAAATGTACACTTGCCATCGAGAGAAATCTCCGCTTGGTAGCACTTTGAAAGGTAGTTGTGCAGGCCGACAAAGTCGGCGACTGAAACGTGGGACAGGTCGGCCACTCCGTTGACAAACTTGACCCCCGCGAGGTTGATAGTCTGACCTTTGAAGTAGCCTTTGTTGAGAGCTAACGCTTGCATGAATCCTCCGGGTTAGAACTTTTTCGAAATAATTGGAATCGCTGTAGGAATGTCGAGGGCCACATCAAGAACGGCAGCCGCTATACCTTCATCCGTAATGGCGCCGATGGCACTGGAGTAGGTGTTGAGGGCGCCCGGCGCAGTCGCCGTCACTTCGAGCACCTGATCACCAAGGCCGTCCGCAATCGCGGCAGCGTCGAGGGTAGGGGTCGAGTAAGAGGCTCGCGTACCAGTGCCCATGTAGATCTGGCCGGCGAGAGGTGTTGCGGTATATGTTCCCGCGTCACCCACTGCTCGGATGAAGAAGAAGGGACCCTGGCTGTTGACCGTGTTCTTGACCCAATCGGTCGGAGCCGTAAAAGTGATGTCGTTGAGGCCAGTCGTTTTGAAATCGGACGTATCGTCGACAACGCCCGGGATCGTGGTCCATGCCCCATTCCAATACTGCAAGTCGAGAGTATAGGTGCCCGTTCCGACCGTGGTGATGTCGAGCAATACGCGCTCAAAGATGCTGGCCTGGCCCATGTAAAAGGCGTCGCTCGCTACCGGCGTCGCCGGGAAGAGGTTGACATCGTCCACCGTGGATTCGTTGGCCGGAGTCGTCTCGTCAGTGAAGGACCCGCCGTCGTCCGCGATAGCGGCCGCAATAGCCGCGCCCTTGAGGCGTTCCCGCAGGGCCGCGCCGATCAGGTTGACGGTATCGGAGGCGATCGCTGTGTAGGACACATCGACTACGTCCGCGCCAGAGCCGGTCGGAGGCCGAATACGAGCGCGGTAGACCCAGCCCAGGTAGTCCGAGGCTGATAGGGTTGTGACGTCCGGGCCGGTGACACCAGTATCATCCCAGTTGGCATCGCCATGGGACTCTGCGGCGGCGAGAGTTCTCGCCTCGGCCAAGGTGTCCGCCTCGATCAGCATGGCCTTGGTTCCGTCTATGCGAGTCTCGCCCCCGGTCTCCGGAAGTTCGAGAATAAAAATTGCCATCGTCGGTTTCCTTGAAAAAAGAAGGTTGAGTAGGGATCCGACCCTACTCAACCGTCGGTTAGTGTTAGTCAGTGATACCGTCCGCGCAAGCCAGTCCGAGCTCGCTGAACAGCGCGAGGCCCGAATACCACTTGACACGGGTGATGGACTCGTCCTTATCCTCGGCTTCGCCGACTTCCACAACCCGGATCCCAGACTCTCTCGAGGCCGTCAGACCTGCGATACCATGTTCGCGGTTACCTTCGTCGATCGTGCCGGCGAAGATCGTGGTCTGGGCAGAGCCCGAGCCCTTGGTCTGGGTGATGGGAATGTAGTCGTTTCGAAGAATCGGAATTCGGCGATACTGCGGAACCTCCTGCCCGCTTGGCAGTTCCATTGTCTGGTTGATGGCCGCCCCGCCCAGAGCACGCAAGAGCTTGAAGTAAGAGTCGATGGTTCTCTGGTTGAACGTCATGTAGTCCACAGTGCCATCCTTGTCCTTGACAAGGGAAATCAGCTGGTCCATAAACTCAAAGGTCAGCGCGCCACCGTTCGCACCCGTGGCAACCGTCTGACCGGCGACGCACAAGTTGATGAGACCGTTGAACTGGTTGGTGGCACCGGTACCGTTGATCAGCATGTGCTGATAGACGCGGCCGATGTGCTTCGCCTTGGAGGCGACCTGTGTACCCTTCTGGTCGTTGCCGTCACCCGAGCGCGTCGCCTGAATGAGGCCGTTGACCTCGGCGTCACCGATGATCGTGGTGAGCGTGGAGGTAACGTTCGTAAACGTCGCGGCGGTCTTACCGTCACTGGACGCATCAATGGGGTTCGTGGTACCCGTTGAAATCTGGGAACCAACGCCGGCCACGACCACATTACCGAGGGCGTTTTCCCGATTGTACGCGAGAGCGTTGCCGTCGATACCGTCGAAGGGCAAGATCTCGAACATGGGGTTCACGGTGATGATGTTCTCGATCACCCCGGTAACGAGTTCGTTTTGAGCCAGCTTTGCGGACTCAACGAGTGTAACTGACGCCATTTAACCTACTCCTGTATGTTGGATGCTTTGAAACCGACCCTCGCCAGTCGGATCACCCGATGGAGTAGGTCCGCCTCTCGTGTACGGATCACCCGAGAGAGGCCCTCAATCAAACGTTTATCTTACCCGGTTCTACAGTAGACGGGTGGAAAATCTTGAAAAATTATCGAGCCCCTGCTTTCTCCTGTGCTCGGAGACCATCCTGAATCTTCTGTAAGGGGCTCTTGGTATCCTTTTGCCCAGCAGGGATGGGCCTCGCGGACGCGCCCGGGCGCGAGTTTGAACCCGCGGGGGCTTCGGAGGGGAAGAAGATGCCAAGCCGTTTGTCAGTCTTCATTTCCCGAGCCCGCTCGAGGATCGTCATCGGGTTGCCACTGGCCCCGCTATAGCGGATCGGCAGTTTCCCATCTTCGCCTTTGACCCCGCTTGGGTCGACCACATATACGTTCAAGCTGCCGTCCTCTTCCTGGACGAAGGTCTCTTTCATGAGTTGGTCCTCCAGGAGGGGGTCGGCCTTGAGCTCGACGATAGCGCCGCGGATCTCGTTCCCGCGCAAGAGCTTCTCCAGCTGCCCCGAGAGGGCCGTGGTCCGCTTCTCCATGACATCGTGCTTGGCGTCGTGGCCACGCTGAAGGTCGGCTTTGATCTTATCCAAGTCCTTGACTGCCTGAAGGTCGCCCTTGGTCTTCTTCTCGCCCTTGGCCTCGAGCTCGTTCAGTTTCTCCTGGATGGCCGTGGCCATCTCCTTGGGGGACTCGCCCCAGGCAGAGAGGGGGGAGAGGTCGACCGTTTTCTTCTTGCCCTGGACCCGAGATTCTTTTAGGGTCTTGTGTAGGCTGGCAATCGTCGATACCGAGGCCTTGACCTCGGGCGTGTCCTTCAGGGCGAAGGTTTCCTTGCCGCCTTCATCTTCAACAGGGACATAGAACGAATGGAACTGCTCCGGAACCCCGTCTAACGTTTCAATCTTCGTATTCTGTGCAAAATCAAACATGAAAATCTCCAGTAGAATCACTCCACCAGACGGAGGGGATCACCCCCGCCGGTACCCATCGTCCGTCGGCCCGTTACCTTTTCTTACCGCCTCTGCCGCCTTTCTTTTTACCTCTGCCGCCTTTTCGTCTCTCACTGATTGTGTGTTTAGGCACGTCGCAATTTCTCCAAAAGTTCGTCCTCACCCGCCCAGGCCTTGGCGAACGCTTCCATGACGGCCCGGATCGAGTTCCACTTGGTAAAGTCCACGAAAGTTTTATTCACTTGGGCGGCGCTCTCAGCTTCAAGCCGCATCCCTTGCATGTCCATTTCATGCTGATTCTCGAGTCCGAGGATCTCCAGTTCGTGGGCTCGTGAGCTTTGAACCATCCCATCGATGCCCAGCGCCACGACAATCGTCACCAAGAGGCAGCCCACGACGATCAGGACCGTCCGCGTAAACCCCCCTAACCACGCCAGGAATCTCAATTGAAGTCCTCCGGCTTTAGGCCCGCCTTGACGAATGCCTCCGGCTGGGAGTCCGCTAACTGGGTCAGCGTGAGCTCGTTCCCCTTCACATCCACGAATTTGTCCACGTCGAGTTCGCCCTTGCGAAAAAGCTTTCCCTTCGTCTGCCCGAGGGCCTGGTCTTGAAAGGCCGCCGGTTGACGTTTCAGGAATTGATTATAGGTGGTTTTCGAGGGAACGGTTCCAATATTTTCAGAAATCCACTCTCGACGGACCCGGGAGACCGATTTTCCCGTGTTCCGAGCAATCTTACGGAAGTCAACTTCTCGGAGGCGCCGCGTCCGAGTATCCCTAACAAAGGGTTTTTGGCCCACAATTCCGACCCCATCCACGGCGGCAATCATGACCGAGCGGCAGGCCATGTGGGCCGGGGGCCGAGCCCCGGCGGGCTGCAAGGGCGCAAACTCCGCCGGAAGAGCCCGGCCGCCGACAGTGGTAAACGTCCCATCCCGCGCCCGACAGATCGGGGTTGTCCGGCCGTCGAGCATGGCCGTCCAGCGAATGGCCGAGATCACGTCGGAATTGGCGTCCCACATCGTCTCTCGGGCTCGGTTCGAGACGTGGTTGACGGCCGTTCGAACAATAGTCTCTGCCTTCCGACGGGTGATGGCCAGGGCGCCATCCGTGAAGTTCCGTGCCCGAGTACCAGCCACCCGCCTCACAATGGCCGGGATCGACTCCCCCTGGGACATGCCCAGCTGGATCGCTGCACGAAGGTTTCCCCGGTCGATAGCGGCAAGGTCCATGTACCACTCGCGCAGGAGGCGCCCCTGGAAGGGCCGGCTGAAGACGATCGTCCGGAGCTGTGACGTCTCGACCGCGGCGAAGTTGAACTCCACGGGGACGGAGGACCGAATCATTCGCTGTTCGAAATCGACCTCCAGAGGCGCCAGCTTGACGAGGCTCCCGGTTATCTGGGTCCGGACCTGCTGCATGGCTATCTTCCGAGCGCCGCGAACGTCCGCGAGCAGTCGCCCGAAGCGCTTGGAGCGGAAGTCCGGCGGGGCGTCCCCGAACTTGATGAGGCGTAGTCGCAGCATCTCGGTCAGCTCGCGGTCCGCCTTCTCGAGGATCGTCAGGACGCGCCGGACCTCGCCCGACTGGAAGCGCCGGACACCGATCTGGTGGCGGACCGAGGCGTCGAATAGGAGTTCATTGGCCGTGGGCACGTGGTTTCAACTTCAAACATTCCGCGTTACACGACCAGACCCCACCGTCGGGATTCTCGATGTAGCACACCAAATCGCCTCGGTCAATCTTCACCGCCACAATCTCGCCTTCGGCAGGTATGGTTGTTCCATAGCTGTGGGCGAGGGTTATACGTCCCACCAGATTGGTTGCAAACATTGCCAAGTCCATCATCACTTCCTCCGCTTTTTAAGTTGTCGTCCCTTCAGCTGGTCCTTCATAACCTCGTCGATGATGCCCAGTTTCTTCGCCTCCTCGGCGCTGAAGTACCAGGGCTTGTGTGTAGAGAGCTTCTCCTGCCACCACTTTAAGGTGCCGGCGCAGTAGCGCGCCATTACCTGGGAGTAGATGAGCTCTACCGCTGCTATCTCTTCCTCGTTAGCCTGGTAGTCCGTGCGTTCAAATCGCCCGTCCGGAGTGTCATACGCAGGGTGGAGCATAAACCTCGTCCGATGGGTCGCGAACCTTTGACCGGGAGTGCCGGCGGCGATGATCGGCACCGCGGCCGACATGCACGCGCCCGTGGCGATGGTCGTCAGGTCGTCCACCTCCTCGAAGAGGTCTACGATGGAGTTGGCAGTGTAGCACGAGCCGCCGAGAGAGTTGAGGAAGAGGCGCCGATTCTCCTTCCCCTTCGCCGCCGGGCCGTCGAGCTTGATCCCTGACTTCAGGAGCCCGTCCCAGAGGAACGAGAACATCCGATCGTCCACGTCGCCGGAGAAGATGAGGTCGTTCCCTCGTACGGCGGCGTAACCATCCATGTCGTAGGGGTTGTGGGCATCATTCCTCGGCGAACGGATCAATCGCTTCCCCATCCGTGGGTTCTCCTGTCGGTATGTCCATTGCTGCGGTTTCTTCCTCGAGTTCTTTATCATTCTGATCTTGATCGAACTCATCGCGCAGTGTCGCTCGCCGCTTGAGCTCCTCAATAAACTGGATCTTACTGATGTCACGGTTCGTTCGCGAAAACTTCAGGAGCTCGGAGTCACTGTTGATCAACTCCTCGGGGCCGAACTCCGTACTCACGGACACGGTCCCTGGGAGGTCGCCATCCGGCCGACTGAGCCATTTCTTCGTAATGAAGAGGGCCGTATTGATGGCGTCGTTGAATCGGATAGTTGCATCCTGTAGCGGGGAGGTCGCCTCCGCCGAGTCCAGAGCCTTGGCTGTGGCCGTGGTGTCCCCGGGCCGCTTCTTCAGGAAGTCGGCGCCATAGTTTCCCATCTGCTCTTCCAGGTCGAGGATGTCTTTGCGCCCGGCCTCGATCGCCTTGCCGGTTGGCTCGACGTAGTAAAACCGCCCCCGCGGGTCCGGGGTGAAGAGCGACCGCTTCGGGCCGACTTCGAAGACGGAATCATCTTCCTGCCCTCCCGACTGGGCCAGCATTGGGAACCGCCCGACCGTTAGGATGCTTATCTGGTCAGAGGTCGACTGCCAGTGGCGAACGTTGAGATCCACGAGGTCCTCGATCGGGCTCTTACCCATCATGATGCCCGTCCGGTCGGCGTAGAAGGTGACGATAGGGATCTCATCGATGTCCATCCGCTGGGGTGGGTCCGTCAATACCCACTCCTCCTTCTTCGTCACCGGGTCCCTCATGAAGGTCCAGATGCTAAAGAAGACCCCCGCGGGGATGATCACTCCCTCGGGAGTGATCGTGTCGAACAGCTCGCGATCAAAAACTCTAATGCGGTCGACAACGGCCTCGGTGAAACCGACGCGGACCACCTCCTGCTCGCGGATTCGAACGTGGGTCAACACCTCTCGCCCAACGATGATCTCCGCGGAGGCAAAGATCAGATTCTCCGGCGCGATGAAACTCCAGAACGGCCGCAGGCCGTCGGCTCGGTCGTCGGCCAAGGTTCGCGGGATTTCGTTCCCTTCCTCGTCGGTCCTCGCGAATGGCTGTGGGTGCTCAATCAGCACATGCCCAAAAGCTTTGGATAGACCTTGCATGAACCAGTTCCGTGCAAAGACGCCGAGAGCATTACCCTGCATGTCGATGTCGTCGAAGAGCTCCTCCAGTTGCGGCGCCACGTCGTCAGAAGGGAGAATGGGATCGCTAAACGGCCGCCCAACCCAGCTATCAAGGGTCAGCTGCGAGATGTTAAGGAGCGTCGTGACGTTAAGGCGATCAGTGTAGGCGTTTGGTTTCTCGTTCTCATGTTTGGGGAGCAGTGCCTCCCCGGCGGCTCGCATAGATTCCGTCCCGCCAAGCAAAGTGTCAACCTTTCCCCAGGCAGGGGCCATCAGGTCATACGCGGCAGATGTGGTGGAAGGATCTTTCGATTTGTCATGTGGCATTAGTCAATCCAGCTCCAACTTTTGGTTCCTCTCAGTTTCTCACGGCACCGGTAGCGGACCTCATCCGCGATGTGGTCTTCAGCTTCCGTATCGGCATCGTCGGGATCTTTCGTATCGCGTGGCAAAACCGGAATGGTACGGATGAATTGTTCACAACCCTCGCAGACGAAAAGCCCGGGGTCTTCACGGACCCCTTCCTTCCCCGGGATGGCCGCCTTGAGGAGCTTCCGCATCTGATCCCAGCCCTGCTTCCTCGAGCCAGGGCCTTTGTCGGCCGGCGTCCAGCGGACCCCGTTCTTTGCCATGTCCCCCGCCACCGACTTTCCGGGCTCCCACTCATCGAAGATCGAACTATCTGCCGGACCCGGGTGGAACCGCGGCCCCCCGACCTCTCTCCGCGCCACCTCCTTCGCGATGTCCACAGAAAGCATCCGCAGGCCCCCATTCGGTACCCCGTTCCATCCGTACCACTCGGCAACCCGAATCAGGTCGCCCGGGACGGCGCCAATAGTCCTCGACCCTATCTTAATCGGTTCTCCGTTAGATTGCGCCCACCAACCCACAGAAAAAGGCGCCGACTGCCCGTGGTCGTAGCTCCGATTGAGCCGCCACCCCTTTGGAATAGCCGCCATCGGGATGTCGGGGAGAATGTGAAATTCTGGAGCCCAGAGGTCATCGAACATTCCACCAGCGATGATATCCCAGCTGCCATCGATCCAGGCCGCCCTCTCGGAGGGGTTCCGGGCCGCGGCCTCGATCCGGTGGATGTAGTCCGGGTCAGCCTTCATCAAGATTTTGTTCTCCCTGATGTGCCCGTGGATTGCCACCCGCGGCGGGTTGTTTCCGTCGATGACGGTCCGCCCGATGATCTGCCCGTGGGGTGCTGGCAGTCGGAAGCGCGCCTTGACCCAGTTATGGCCCACGCCATAGGGGTTCGTGGTCGAGCGGTACTTCCGCGGCATGTTTGGGTTCGTGGACCTCGAGCACGACATCATGAGCCGGTAGCATGTGTCGTTGGGCCAGGTCGTCAGCTCCTCGAACGCGATCCAGGGGTAGGAGTGGCCGTGATATTTGTAGTAGTCGGTATCCCGTTCGATGTGCCGGAGGTAGAGCCGCTCACCCGAGGGCCAGCCCCAGTACATCTTCGCCTCATTGAATGTGGCAGAGGGGAAGAACTGCGGGAACCACTTCTTCGTCTTGCCGACGACGTCCGCGAGCATCGGATACTGCTGCCGGAACAGGATCCCCACCCAGTCCGCGCCGAAGCCTTTGCCCACGTGTTGGGCGTAGTCCATGATCAACGCGTCCGTCTTCCCGGGGCCGCGGGTCCCCTCGTAGAGGACCTCAAAGACTGGACACTTGAGAAATGCCTGCTGCGATCCCGGTTGCGCCGCCCACGTTCCAATCGTCTCACCTATAGACGGTTGGAGATCCTTGTCCCATTGAATCTCGCCCAAACCCATAAAAACCCGTCAACCCTAAATCTTACAATCCCGAAAATCCTCACTCTTCAAATTTTCGATCATTCTCTTGAAGTCTTTATTCATTTTCAGCAACTCAGTCATAGCGCCAATGCGATTTGGGGCCGTTCTCAAAAAAGCTAAACTGGGAAGAGCCCGAGCAAACAACTCTCGCTCACGTTGTTCTTTTGTTCGCCAGCGCCAGTTCATGAACAAAGAAACTCCATCATCGGCCGTACCCACGGCCCTCTCTGCTTGTGTATCGCGTAAGCATCGATAAAATCAGATGTCACTTGTACACCCGCCTGCCGCACGTAGCGGAGCGGGTCGACGTAGATGCGGATGGTGAACAGTATCGCGCCGGTCTCCGGCAAGCGGCGAACGGTCTGCCGCTCCGAGCGGACGTAGAGAAGATCCCCGGCGTTGTGCTTGTCGAGCCCGGCCCGGTCCTCCAGGGTCGTCCGCTCGTACAGACGGTTCGGGAAGTCGTGGCGCAGATGCGGGCAGGCGTAAACGAACCAGTTCGCCCGGCACATGATCTGCCCCGGCTCGAGCTTCGCCAGCTTCTTCGCGATGCCGCGCTGGAACTTCTCGGTCGAGATGTCCTTATGGACACCGACGGTGTCCTCCCCCATCTTCTCGTCCAGGGTCCAGCTCGTAGGGAAGCAGACCGATGCCGCGACGAGCTTGTCATCCTGCATGATGCAGAGGTCATCCTGGACGGCGGCCGAGATGCCGCGGAGACGTTCATGGTAGACCGCGCCCCAGTAGAAATCTCCATCGGGAAATTGTTCGCAGAGGTAACTTGATATTAGACTCCAGACCTCCATCTGCTCTTCGTCCGTGTCTGGCATCGCCCGAAAACAATCATCCGGCCCCGGTCCCATGAGATACCGCTGTTTGAGCTCGAGCTGGATCTCCTGGTCCTCGTCGAAGGACAGCCAGGGCTCGTCCGCCGGCAAGGGCTCCAGGTCGAGCCGCGGTCCGCCCCGGCCGGTAGCCCAGGGCACGTGGGCGAGCTTCGTCCGCCGCGTGGCGAGTGTGTTGAGGGTGTCGGTGGAGATGGCCATCAGTCCCACTCCTCGTCGTCCGCCGCCGCGGCGGCTATGGAGGCTATCAAGATGCGTTCCCGTTCCGACAAGGAGGACCAGTCTTTCTCGACCCAAAACGGCACATGGTTTCGCCAGTCGTGAACTTTCTCCGTTCTGCTGAATGTGTCATCTGACAGGTCGCCAGGACACAAGTCCTCTTTGAGTTTTTGAAGGTTCATGAGTCCTCCTGCTGCTCGGCCTCGATCTCGCGCTCTCGGTCGAGTTGGTCGGCGCGCTCGCGGCGCATCTTCTGAGTCATCACCCGCCCGTCCTTCGCGTCGAGGGCGGCGTTCCATGCGCTGGCCATCTGATCCCGGAGAGGCCACTCGGGGCGTATCGGCGCCCATCTGGCAAGAAATGCCTCGAAGGCCTCGCTGTTGGTGAGAATTCCGTTGTATAGGCTCATGGCATCTCCTCGATGTTCTCGGTGAAGCCGCAACGCTTGTCGCCGTCCACGGCGATGGAGCCGCAGGCACATTCTACGTAGTCGTGTGTATGGTGCGACTCGACTACCGTCCCACACTTCCGGCAGCGGGCGCGGTTTCGCCTTACTTCGTTATCGCCTTCACGTACTTGGCAGGTATCGCTACCAAGTCCCCATCCCTCGCCCGGATCCAAAGTGTTTGGTTCTGGTCTCTCCACGCCTCCACCACTACACTTGGTGTCTGCGGGATTGGAAACCTCATCGTCTTCACGTGGTCTGAATTCTTCACGAAGCTTCTCCCGTGTTCTTTGAACGTGGAGCTTCTCCCAATGTTGATTGCATAAAAATTGAAGAGCCTGCAGTGAACATCGAGGACAGGTTTTTACTGTTCCTGGTCGTTCTGTGTTTCCATCCGCGCAGAAGTGCGTGGGCCTCTGCCGCTTGCCGACAGCCCGATCCCAGTCCTCGTCGGGGATCTCAGCCTTGCCGCCGCCAGAGATGATCTTCCCCTCCTCGTAGGGAGGCCGTTCGGACTCCCACTTACCCATCGTCACCTCCAATACAGGTAAGCTTGACGGTGTAGGGGCAAGCTGTGTTTGGGCAAGCGTAATTGGTCGCCTGGGAAAGGTCGATGCCGCAGACGCGGCAACTGGTGTCGGAGATCTGGGGCCAGGTCGGAAGGGGTATGGCCGGACCCGGCCAGGGCGGTTGCACGGGCGGGGGCGGGGGCCACCGCTTGAGGACCTCCTCCACGGTGAGCTTTACCACCAGGTCGACCAGCTCCCGGAGGACCATCCGGGAAGCCTGTTCCCCAAACCCTTCCTTAGCCAGGGCTTGGGTCTTTTCTACCAGATTATGCATGCATTCGGTACAGAGTTCGAGGCGGTCGCTATCCTTTGCCTCCCACAGACGCCCACACTGGGCACACATCCTCATGGTTTGTCCTTCGTCTCGAGGTGGCCACAGTCACAGCATAAGACGCCGTGGCTGGACCAGTTAAGATTCGCGCTGAGACATTTACAGCAAAGCTTTATCTTACAGGCGGAGTCCTTGAAAAGTCCAGTGGGATTTTTTATGAATCCTCCAGTCCGCGGCTTGCGGAGGGCACAGTCTTCCGTATGGAAGGACAGGGGCAGGGTAGGATCACTGAGGAGACAGCGACAGGAGCACGTTTCATCCGGGTTTGCCATGGCGTAGGAGGAACTCCACAAGCTTGAATTTCCTTTTCTCCTTCGCCGGGGTCCTGGCGTATTCGCTCTTGAGCTTCCGCCAGAGGTTCTTCGACATCTTTAGATTATACCGCGAAACGAGGTCTTGTAGTCTACGAACTGCTGAGCCACTCATCGACATCCTCCCTAAGAGCCATCCTTTCCAGGACTTGTGCCCTTTTGGCCGTTGAATCTGCCCTTCGTCGATAGTTGAGGGCACACAACAAAAGGTCCTCTCGCTTTGCGGCAAGCCAAAAACCATCCTGGTCAGAAACGACAGGATGCTCTTTAAAAACCAGGTCACCCAATACCTTTCGTGTCGGCTGTTCGGTCTTCTCCCTGGGCATGCCTGCTTTCTCGGCTATCACATCAGCTTTTTGCTTCACTTGGTTAAGGACACAGAGCACTCGTAATTCTCGATGAGTCAGGTTCATGCGAACACCACAATATAGGACAGGACGAAGCCGCTCAGGGCAGCCAAAAGGAACAGGGTCCAGCGGCTCATAGCCCCACCTCCTCCAGGTCCCGGACCAGCTCTCGCATGTCCGCTCGGAAGTCGGCGGGGGACACCTTGTAAGGTGTCACCTTACGATCGAGATCACATTCATCGTTCTCGTTCAAATGGCCTTCTATCTCCAGCTCTTCCAAGGCTTCACCGACCTCGCCCGACCGCAAAGCGTCCAAGGCCCAGAGCGCGCTTCGAACCTCCCGGTCGAAATCTCCCGGAAGCCATGTCTCATTCTTTGCCAAGCCAAGGCTTTTGGCCATAACGGCACCGGCAAAACAAACCCTACAAGTCCGACCCCCGGAGTGAAAACGTTTCATGTCTACTGTGTAGCCCTTGCTCCTCTCGACCCTGTTCAAGTCAGAGAGGGCCAACTTCACCAAGGCCGAGGGCTTCTTAGGTAACTTCGTCAGTGTCATCTTCTTCCTCCGTGGGTGTAGGGATGTGTATAATACTATCGAGCTCTTTCAGCATGTCATGCATCAAGCCCAGGCAAGTGTGATGTCCTCCATGGTTGTAATACTCAACGCTATCGCTCGCCTTGTCGTGCGTCCGCAGGGTAGTCATGATCACAGCGTCGAACCGCTTGGCAATCACCGCGAACAGGTCGTCATTCGACAGCTCATCGAGGACCACGGTCCCGTCGCCAACGACGCAGGTCGTGAGGAAGGTGGCGATGGCATGTAGTCTCTGTACTGTCGTATTTGTAAATCTGTCCAGAGTGGCCAAGCCAGCAAGCCATGTGGCCTCCGCCGCTGGGTCAAACTTCTTGGGCATTGGGCCGTTCACCATGCCTCCAAATTCTCCCACCCTCGCGGGCGCGTGGTGTAGTGAAAGAAGGGCCGGCCGCAGTAGCGGACGGCCAGGTAGTACGCCCGAGCGATCGAGTAGCCCAGCCAGTGACGACCCCAGAGCATGTGCCGGCGAACGTCTTCCTGCATGGCGATGAGGAACTTCTTGTCGCAACGCTTCCGCTCTGCCTCGTCCCCGCCCCGCCAGTAGCCGAAGTCGTGGTGATTGCAATCGGCCACGAACATAAAGTTCGGGGGCTTGACCCAACCGCCCTTCCCGCCGCAGCCATTGGCGATGTGCTTCTGCTGACGCCACGTGAGATTGAGCCAGGTGAACTTCGTCTGCTTCTGTCCGTCTTTTACTTCGATAGGCATTAGCGATCGTCTCCTGATCCGTGAACAGTGCCGCGCTCCTGCCGGCCCTGGATCTTCTCGATGTTCAAAGTGGCCACGGTCGAAAAAGGGTAACCCAACATCGTCGCGATACCCGCTACATACCAAAGGACGTCGCCCAGTTCCTTCAGGAGATCCACTCGATCGACAGCGGGAATGTCATCCCAGCGGAAAACGCCCTGGTCCCGCATCAGCTTGCCAATCTTCTCGGCGACCTCGCCCGCCTCGCCCGCAAGCTTCAGTGGGAGGTAGGCCGTCTCGTCCATCATGGCAGCGCCCTTGGCGTGTTTGAAAGCTTCAGTTTGGTAGGTGTCGAAGTGTTGCATTTTATTTAATCCCATTCTCCCCGGCAGATGAAGAACACAACGACACCCAGCCATAGCAAGGCGCCCATGAGCAACCACCATGACCATTTGTCTTCCTTAGAAACGGTCACTCACGTCCTCCCAGTGTATACACGTGCCCTCATAGTGGTCACAGCCCACCTCGCGACAGATCGCACAGTCGGCCTCGTTTGTCACTTGGCATTCGCTCAGGACCGGAATGACACTGGCCACGGAGAACATTACCAGACCAGCAAGACATACGCCGCCCAAGAACATCAGGATCCCGAACATATATCTCATGTTTTTCCTCCTTCGGGAAAACACCTATCGTACCACGTCCTGGCCGAGGGTCAAGGTAGAAAAACCCCCCGGAGGTCTCGGCGAGAACTTATTCATTTGAGGAATTAGCCTCCCGACTAACCGGATGAGCAAGCCCTTGATCGCTGCTCCGGGGGTTGTCACAAAGTCTCAAGTCTATCAGCAACTCTCGTACCTGATCCAGACGTGGGGATTATCGTCCCATTTATTCGCCGAACAGGGCTCCCGCTCGGAACAGCAGAGGCATCGGCCGCAGGCCGAACAGCAGTCCCATAGGTGCTGGGGCTCCGGGGCGTCCTCAAACCGGAGGAACTGTCCGTCGCTTTTACGATGAACCTGGCGGGTCATAGGGTAACGGGACCTCGTTCCTTTCGCCAATATTGTTTCTCAAGACTCCGAACCGTCTTTTGGGGTTCGTTAAGGGCCGGGCGCGCCGCGGCGCGCTTGAGATTATCCAGCTCCTTTCTATGGACACCAAGCACCTTGTTCACTCGGGCAGTGATCTCGGTTAATCGCCAAACAGTGTATGCGGCAAGGACCAGGACCAGAACGAAAGTAAATTCAACCATCAACTTCTCTTTATTACATCTTTAGGCACAACCACGGCTCGCTCCTCGAGCGGCGGCGGCAAAAGATCGGGGTCTCGACATTTGGCACAAAGCCAGCAACTACGGATCCACAACGCCGGGCCGACGGACCGGCACCGTGAACAGGCGACGACGATCGGCGGCTCTTTGGCTTTCTTCTTCATGGTACGTTGAACACACCACACATTCTGATGACACGGCCCTGATTGCGAAGGACATTGAGCGCATAGCTCGCAACCATCCGCGAGCGTTCGCACGCGGAGCAGTCCTCGGCTACTTCCTCCACGTTATAGGCCCACGGAGACCCCTTCTTCAGAAAGGCGAAGACGGCATTCGGCAAGGCATCAGGGTCGCCGGGCACCCGAAGCATCATGCCCCGGTCCCACTTGACCCGTCGTCGCCCGCCCTTGTCGTGGTTCCGTGTCCGGGAGCCCATTACTTACCCAGGACAGAGTCACGAACCTCGTTGGTCACATCAATTGCCAATTTGGTAGCCCCTGCGTCATCAATGAGTTTGGCCCAGATGTAGTCGACGTCGATGATTGTATAGGTAACGCCGTCGATCGTATGCTCAACGCCGTCCCAACCGGTTAGCAGGACCTTAGCCTCAAGTCCAATTTGGATGACGTTCGGCCCGATGGCGACGACCGTTCCGACGGGATCAAACTTCGGCTTTTCGTCCGCTTCCTTTTCCTCGAGCGTCAGGGGCAGAGCGATTCTCTCAACGACGATGAATTTTCCGAGCGGTTCGAGCTTCATAAGGGTCTCCTGGGGGTTAGGAAAAAGTTCAACCTCTATCCTACCACATGACCCCAGATTTCTCTTCGAATAATTTTGCTAATAACGGTTTGATCAACATCCCAGATTTCAGCAATCTGGGGAGAAGACAATCCACGTTTCATAAGAGGATCTCTTCTTGAATACAACCTCCGAATCACCCTAACATCCATAGGAGACAACTTTGACCTATGATGATTTGTCCCATTTACCCTTTTGCCTCTTCCTTTTTGTTCACGATCTCTCGCGTTATCACCATGAGTGCCAATAAAAAGATGATCCGGCCTTACGCATGGAGGATTGTCACAATGATGACAGACGCACAACTCATCAGGAATAGTCCCGTAATGAAGGATCCAAGAAAGGCGATGTGCATGAATCATTTGTGATCGAAACCCCCGTATCCTCCCGTACCCATCTCTGCCTCGCCAACCTACGAACTCCCAGCACTCTCCAGCTTTACGGACCTTCTCCCAAAAACGTTTTTCTAACAGAACTCTTCTACCCATTTTCTAACCTCCTTATTTGAGCTCTGAAAACGGGACGGATGAGGTATAACCAAGCAATCCACGTTCCCGCACGTGACCCGGTCCAGGGGCTTGGGGTCAGCGTAGAAGGCCGCGGCCACGAGCCCGCCCATGAGGATCAGGCGGTCGCCGGTCCTTCGGCAGTAGTCCATGAGCTCGTACGCCGTGCCGGCGGCCCGCGGGGCGTCCCAACCCTCCCCGGGCTCAAGGAGATTGACGAAGGTGTACCGGTCCAGGTCCCCGACCATGGCCGTCAGCTGGTCCCGGGCCTTGCCCTCGGGAATGGCCGAGTAAAACGGGCTCAGCTTGTGGATGATGCTGGACGACTGGACGCGCTCACCGACGAGGTAGATCACCCCGTCACGAACTCCCGCAGCACGGACGGCACCGAAGGATCGAAGCCCACGACGTCCAGCATCCCCGGGTCGTTGGGGTCGGCGATGGAGAAGTTGTTCGCCAACATGGACACGACGATCAGTTTCGCGTTGGGATTGAGCTTTCGGCGGTACTTGTCGAGCGCGGCCTTCGGGTGAATGCCGCCGGCCCATGTCTGGTTGTCCGTGTAGACCACGAAGGCATCGACCTCGATGTTCTTGCGGAGCGCATAGGTCATCGGCTGCGCGCAGTCCGTCCCGCCGAAGGGAAGTTTCGACGTCTTCCGCAGGACCTCGGTATAGGTCATGTCCCGAGTCACCGAGAGCGGTGAGAATATGTGGGTGAACGCCATGGGCACGCACAGCGGCTCAGTCCTCATAGTCACCAGGAGCATGGCCGCCGCGGCCTCTCGGCAAGTGACCCCGACGACGCCGGCACAGTCGGCCCAGGTCATGGAGCCCGAGACGTCCAGGCCCAGGAGGAAGCGCTTCCCGGACGGCTTTACCTGGTCGAAGGACAGGCTGAAGGCCTCCTCGACCGCGGCCGAGATACCCGCGTCCACTTCCCATTTGAGGCTACCTCGCACGCCCTTTCCCTGCTTGTAGGTCTTGAGGGCCGAGAGCAGCTGGATCGGGTGAATACGGGACCTCTTGATCAGTACCGTGTCCGTCAGCCGGTTTTCGACGATCTTGTTCGCGTCCCAGCGTCCAGGACCCAGGACCTCCCGCGCCGAGAGCGCGCCGAGGTGCTTGAGGGTCGCCTGGTAGGGCATGAAAGGCAAGAGGGCCTGCCAAACGTCCGTCCGCTTCTTGAGCTCAGGGGTCAGCATCTCATGGGAGATGCGGCCCGACTCCTTGATCAGCTGGATACACTCGTCGAGGCCCAGCCCTTCGAAGGGGTCGTTCCGTCCCTGGACAATGGCCCGAAAGAGGTGGTTGAGGCGCCCATTCTTCGGGTGCGTTAGCCGCAGGAGGTCGCGATGTGACCAGCCCTCGCGCTGGATGTATTTCAAGCGCTGATAGTCGACATTCTCCGTGGTTTTCGACAGATACCAGCCCCGGATCATGCGCCGCGGCCGGCGTCCCCAGCCGCGGAGCTCATTGACGTAGTGGGCGAAGCGGAAGAGGTGAAAGCCCGTGCGGACGGTGTTGTTGAAACGGTTTTCAACTATTCGCGCCGCCCGAGGGCTCAACGTACAGAGGGCCAGGGACAGCATGACCGGGTCCGGGCGCGCTGCACGGCCCTGGTTCCAGATGTCGCAGATCTCCTCCGCTGTTCGCTCAGGATCCTCGGCGAGGCACTCGTGGATCGCCTTCAGGTTCTCGCGAACGAGCGGCCCTTCCTTGGTGTAGTACGTCCCTCCCTCAGCGCCCAGGATCAAGAACCGGCGGAGCCGTTCGAACGGGTCGACGGTAAAAGAGAACCCTCCCGCGCTGTTTTCAACTTGACCCGGGAGGGCCTCACTCTGGGGCGTGTCGAGGTGAGTGGCGTAATCCATCATCCGTCCTTTCGAGAAAAATGCCGAGCAAGTTTGTGAACGCAGTTTAATAACTGGCGCTCTCGGCTGTCTGAGCTACCCCGACTCAATTGCCGGGGGCAGGTTTCGCACCTGCGACCTCCAGTTCCATGATAATCTACATTCGTCGGCTCAGCAAAACCTATCCAAAAAGAACCGAGCAAGGTGTGACCGTAGGATGTGCCTATGCCATTTGGCGACATCGCGCAAGGCAATGACGGGATTCGAACCCGCATTCTTCGTGAAAAGATAACCTACAATCGTCGGCTCGGTGACAGTACTGCAAAACAAAAAGCCGAACAAGTTTGTAGCCGAGGGGGATACTTTATGATGGTAACCCTCAGCCATCGGCTCGGCTAAACAGATTGGGCTCTAAATCAAAAACCGAACAAGGTAACGGTCGAAGGGAAAAACTTTCCATATAAAGGTAACCTTCAACCAATCGGCTCGGTTTATCTGAATGTCAAAGAAGGTCGAGCAAGTTTGTGACCAAAGGGTAAATGGTATGCTGATAACCTCCAGCCTTCGGCTCGACTGATCCCAGTGTACCATCATCAGGGGTCCGAGGTCAACCCTTTTTCTCGAGCAATTCCTTCTCGCGCTCCAAGGTGAGCTCGCCGGTCATGACCCGGGTTCGCAGGAACACGGCGTAGGTGTCCTCCACGTCCCGCGCACAGTAGTCGTAGATCGTCTCGAGTTGGCCCTTGAGCCAGAGGCCGTAGACATCCTTCCCGACCGTGGCGCCCTTCCCAGGCCTTCCCACGACCCGCGCCAGTAGGTCCAGGCCGCCCGTGCAGCGGAAAGCGCCGAACTCCGTCATCCACTCCATCAGATCGATCCGGTCAGAGGTGAACCGGTAGCGGTAACCGAACTTCGGGCCGGCGTAGTAGGCCGGGCACGATACACCGTACCGGAAGGCTGTCATGGACAGGAGGGGGAGGTCGAAGCCCCGCCCGTTGAAGTCCACGAGGATCGGGCGATGCTTCTGGACACCTTCCCAGAAGCGCTGGGCAATCTCCTGAGCGGAACCCTTAATGACGCCCGTCTTCTCGATCTTGAACCCCGCATCCAGGGCCAGGAAGGCCACGCAGATCGGTACCTGGTAAGTGACCGGGATGAAGTCAGAGCCCTTGTCCGCGAGGAGGTCCGCCTGGTATTGGCCGACGGTCTCGGAGCCACTCCAATCCTCGGGGTAGCCCCGGGAGTCCCGGATCAGTGTCCCGTCGGGCCGCGACTCGCAGTCGTAGACAAGGTACCTCATTCCGGAAACCTTCCAAACTTGACACCATCGAGCCTGAACCAAGGAGACTTCACATCCAAGGGATTACCGATCACGATCATCTCGAGAAAGTCACGAAACAACGGCTCATAATCTGCCTTGGGAAGAAAAACCTCATTCGGTTTTGGGTCACAGGCCAGGGCCTTCGCCACTGTTCTCCAACCGTTCTTGGTATCCCCGCTCGAGCGCTCCATCCACTCATCAAGATCTCCAGCCTTAGCGTGCTCCACGAGCTCGTCGAGCATCGTCATAGTCATGGGCTGATGGAGTTCAAATTCTCCGCCGCATTTGAACAACACCGCCTGAGCGCAGTCGCCATCGTGCAGCGGCTTCGACTCGGGGTTCTCCGGGTTACCGGTCCACCACACATAGCCACTGGTCACAGCCATCCCGCAGTGGCCGCACGGGCCATGCCCCATGTGTGGGGGAGGGCCGAGCTGGCCGACCTGGCCGACCTGGTCAGCTGTAAAGAAAAACTTATCCGGCTCAAACGGAGCGTCCTTGGGGAAGTCGAGAGATAAAGTACCATCACCCTCATTCGACCGAAACTCAACGCCACTGATTTTGACTTTCGCGGAAGTGGACGCCACATCAGGATCATCCATCCGTATAGCATGCTCCACCAACTGGTCGAATGCCTTGGGTTCCATGTAAACGACCGAGGGCTTCGGATAGGCCTGGGTATGGGAGAGGATGAAGTGCCCCATGCTATATATCTCAATCGCGGGGGTGGTGTCCACAGTATGAACGGAGTTCCCATCTGTGGCTTCCGGCGCCAGGGTTTTCCCTTTCCCCACCACTCCTTCACGGATACAGGAATTACACACTTGCCCATGGAGCCGAGGAGCGTTGCCACCGCAAAACGGGCAACAGCCCTTGGCCATGACCGGATTCGACCGAAAAGCCTCCTTACCATAGTCCAGGACCTGGCCCCAGGAGTCCTTTGACGCCTCCGCGGGCGCCCCGGCAATGTCGATCAGGGTCCGCTTCGCGCAGTCCTCGGCGTGTTGCTCGAGGGGGAGGTCCGGGTCAGAGAGTAGGCATCGACAGCTGCAGTGTATCATGCTTTCGTCTTCCCTACTACTGATGAGAGGTAAGTCTGGGCCAGGGCCATCGACTGTTCCGCAGTGAAGCCCTTGGCAAGGGCCGCATCGTAAACGTTCTTGATAACTTCCATCAAGATGGGCGCGGTGTCTTTCGTGTTCTCGGCCGCCGCTTCAATCTCGGCGAGCTTCGCCGCGTCATCTTCGGGGAGATGGGGTGTGGTCATCCTACTTGACATCCTTTCATGAGTATTCCTACGAGGTAAACGACCCCGAGCCAAAAGGTCGAGGCGAACACAGATTCAGGCCAGGTAAATTGCATCAGACTCCTCCCATCATCGCGTTGAACCACTGCCGCCGGGCCTCGCCCTCGGGCGTGGGTTCAGGGGTCACAGGAAAGAACTCTGACAAAGCTGTCGCGTACCTTCCGAAATCACCAAAGAACTTCTGAGCGATAACAGCCAGGGAGTGTTCCCCTTCGTGGAAGGCCATTGCCGAGTTGTGTACGGGTGCATAGACCCTGTCCCTGGCAACATCGTACAGATCTACATGGCAAATATTACAGGCATAAAGCTCTCGGCCTTCCTTCCAGTCCTTATAGAAAGACTTATTCTGTGCGTCTACTGAAATAATCTCATGGGAGCCGCACAATGGGCAGTAGGCGATCATACCTCGCGCCCCTTCCAGTCATCCCACACCTTGGGCGGGTGGATCTTGTCCCGGCCGTGGCATGAGTAACACTCCTTCAGGATCCGGTTGCCCTCACCGTGGACGCGATAGGCCCGCTGGGCCGGCGTCTCGAGGAGCTCAGCCTGGGCCGCGGGCGGGAGCTGAGCGGGCTTGTCGGCAAAACCAGTAGCCCAACCCATACTAATCGCAAACAGCAACATCAGGCCAAGGAAGCTATACCACGTTTCTACTGGATACAGCCTCATTCCTCCTCCTCACTGTCAATAGACTTGACCAGGGCAGCGAAGCTCGAGGCCAGGCGGGCCAGGTCGTCCCGCGTCTGACCGGAGAGCTGCATCCCGTTGATCTCGATGGTGAAGGAAGGCCCATCCAGGAGCTTCCCCTCCCGGAGCTGTACCCACGTGGCAAAGGTCAGGCCCGACTCCACGAAGGCCTCGAACGTGCCGAGCATGGTCGGCTGGCGAGAGGCCCACGGCGTACCGGTGAAGAGGTTGGCGCCGACGTAAACGTCCTCTTCGCCGAGCTTCTGCTTCGTGTCCTTAAGGATGATGGCGAAGTCACCTCCCTCCTCGGGCAGGGACTTTGCGATCATGCCCGTGGTGCTGAGTTGGTTGATGACCTTGAAGATATCGCCTTGGTGATTGGTCATTGACAATCCCATCTATCAAGAGCTTTCTGCATAGTCACACTCACAGCGTCCGTCTTTCCCCATTTTCCTGTAGTGGCGTTAGCCCATACGCGGATAACACAAAAATAGACAACCTTCCTTGGTAAATGGTCAGCTATCCAACGACTTATCTTGTTTTTTCTTTCATGCCAGTCAGTCATTGGGCACCACGCAGTGAATGGTTGTGTCGAGGCTCTCGATCCTATTGGCCAGGAGCGCGAAGCCCTTCTCGGTGACGTCAGCCAAGCGCTCAAGGGCGTCGGCTATCCGCTTCACGTCTGCGAGGTAGGTTTCTGTTTCCTTACAGTCCATCGTTCTTCGAGTCTCCTCATAGCCTTCGGTCCGGGTAAAGCGCCTATACGACGTCTTCGAGTCTCCGTCCAGTATACCACGGCATCTTTCGGTGTATACCCCGATTCCACGAGATTTCGAATCTTCTTCCGCGCCAGAGAGTCGGTGCTCCAGTAGCGCTTCCGCGCCGGGCGCAGATCGGGGCGCTTGCACTTCTTACCCGCTTGTTTTACCGCCATCGTCCTTCTTCCTTTCTACTTGGCCCTTTGTCGTCACTGTAATATAGCGTTGCCGCTCCTTGAGGAACTCCTTCACATCCACCTTCTGCGTTAGCAGGCCGTCCCGGTAGACAGGGTACTCGCCCTCGGCCAGGACGTGGACCTTCCCGTCGATGTCCGTGAACGTCCGGAGCTCGCAGTCCTTACAGGCCCAGGTCCCGGGTCGGGGGCCGAAGGCCACGGCCTCCATCGAGCTGCAGTTCCAGCAGACCAGCTCACAACTCATCCTTTACCTCCTCCGCGGTCAAGTCTTCATTCTCAAGTTCGGCGTCGTCGGCAGCGTCCAAGGCTTCGTCCTCGTTCTCCGCTTCGACGAAAGCGATTCGAGTCAGGGTGAGCTTCCACGTCTTCATTTGCGCCGCCTCGCCCCGCAGCCGTCGCAGCGGCGAAGGCCCGGGGTTAGTTTGGTGGCGCAGTGTCGGCAATGGGATTTAATCACCACCAAGGGAAAGGGGCCGACTGATTTGGGCAAGCCCAGCAGCCACTCGGCCACGAACGCCAGGATAATGAAATAGATCAGACCAAAAACAACAATCCATCCAGGACCAATCATGCGCCCGCCTCCTCGGCCTTGCGGTAGAGGAGCTCGGCCAGGGCCTTCGCGGTCTCGGGGAGGAACCAAACCCTCGTGCCGTCGGCCAAACAGAGCACGACGCGCCCGGTCGACCCATCAAGGGCCACTGACGCAGCCGCGCAGGAAGGAATCCCCTCCAGCGCGGCGTCAATAGCTTGTTTCGCGTTTATGGCGTCCGCCTCGGCCCGGTAACGATCAAGAACGGCCTTCTGCTTCTTGAGGATCTCAGCCTCGGCCTCGGCCCTGAAGTCTCGAAAGAAATCACCCATTGTCGTCCTCCTCCATCAGGTCAAAGCCGTCAGCCAGTTGGTCGTCGTAGCACGCTGGCTCATACCGAGCGTCCTCGGGCTCGAGGGTCGCGACGGCATGCGCCTCGTCGAGGCACCGCATCGCAGCCTCGGAAAACTCGCTTCTGTGAACGCCGCCACAGTAAGGGCAGAGGCTACTCTCCCTCGTCTGCGTCGTCATTTGTGAACTCCTCTCTCCACTCTTTCTCAGTGTCGCACGGCTTCTCGACGATCAGCACGCCGCCGTTGAAGGTCGCGTCGATCGGGGACTTGTCCTTGTACGCGGGGTTGTGGCGCTTGACATGCATTGCAAGTAGCGATCCATCGAACCTTCGGATATGGCCACAGACCTTGCCGTTGTGAAACTTGGGCTCGTCCCAGCCGTCGACGCCACGCTTGTGGAGCGCAGCCTCCAGGACGTTCTCGCAGTAGAAGTTCATTGCGTCGCGCTCGTCATCCTCGAAGTGGGAATCACGCGCTCGCATTCGGCGCAAGGTCCCGTAGCTCATGCCCGCGGCGCGGGCCGACGGGCCATAGCGGCCGGTTCGCTCGAGCTCGACCAAGTAGGCCTGAATGGTTTTTTCGTCAATCGCTGGATTCAATTGTCTCTCCCAAAAAAAATTATAACTTAACCCAGCACTATGTTACCACACTTTTAGCCAAAAGGTCGGCATAAACGTACTCCTCGCGCCCATGCTCGGGAGGAGGCCTGATCCGCTGAATGCCCAAGGGGATCTCTTTAAGCGTCGAGAGGACCACCAGTTTGTCGCGGTCGCGCCGGAAAATACGGGCGCTAACCTTCTTCTCGTTCAGAAGCTTCTTGATCCGGTCGCGAATGTACCTGGACGTCACAGCCTCATCGAGCATCCGGGCCTGCTGCCGAAAGCGTATGCGGCTCTTCGTCCGTGGGTTGCCGGTGTCGTCTGACTTGACCCGTAGGGCGGCGGCCACGTCGGCGAACCTGTAAAACTTCAGGGAGCCCATGGTGAAATAAGGAACGGTGTCAAGGAGTATATAAGGGTTCCCGTAACGGTTCAGGCCCAACGCTCCAAGCACGTCGGGCCGAGTACCCACAGGGAATGCGATCGTTAAAGCCTGAAACTGTCGTAAGTTCTTGCCTGTTATCTTTATAATTCTCATAATTATCTTTGCTGGTCTTTGCTGGAAAACAGGATTCTCAAAGTCGTAAGCCCAAGTGGCGTCACGCCCCCCGGGGAAAAAACTTTACTTACTTTAAACTTATATAGATGTTGTGGGGTAAAATATAATAAACATTTATACACCCCCTGTAAACCCTGTGTCTATAAACTTAGGGGGTAAAGTTATGAAGTGAATAAAGATCTGAGCCGTAACTCCAACAAAACTACCGATTCGTCTTTTGGTCACACTTCACTACCTTCCAGGCGTCGATCGGCCCCGAGTATAGATCCACGAACACCGCCCGCACGCGCCGCTCGAATTCGTCCGGCGACACTACATCCGTGAGTGTGAATTCTTCGGGCACTTCCCCACCCTCATAGAGCGCCTCGTCTGCGAGCTCGAGCATGCCCACGGGGTCCAGGAAGGCCGCCAGCGTCCCCGCTGTATGCCGCTCGACCTCGTAGAGGCAGTAGTCATGCGGGTGTCCTGGCGCCCCTTCTCCGGCCAGTAGGGCCTCTAACCAGGCATTGTGGACCTCCCAAGCCTCCTCCGGCGTCGCGAATGTCACCTCACATGACATGAATCCAGCGTATTTCTCGTCGACCACGTACCGAGGCCCCTTGGCCGGTGCCGCTGGCAGTTGGCCAAGGACCCACTGCAACGATCCTTGGCGCGCCGTCAGCCGATGCCATTCGGGCGATCCGGCGACGGCCCTATCAGCCATATCCCCTATTCGGTCCCATTCCTTCTCAATCGTCCTTCGTAAGTCGTCCATCGTCCTTCCTCCAATAGTAAAGCGCCAGCGCCAGCCACACAGTAGTGGCCGCAAAGGCCCCAAGCCCGCCCCAAAATGAATTCCACTGGGCGAGGGAGGGGTAGTAAAAGAGATTCCAAACGCTCCATACCCAGAAAAACCCAATCGCCACCAGCGACACCCCGCGAAGCCCGCGGTCCAGCCAGATCCGCCGCACGTTCAGGAGAACAAACAGCCCGCCAGAGAGCTCGAACAGGCTGTTCACGAGATCATGCATCGCCCAAGAAAATGAAAGCGGAGGGGCTGAAGTTCACTTCCCGCAGTTCTTTGTCAAACTGTGCCTTGAGTTCTTCAGAGAAGGTCCTGGCCACTACCCCTATAAAGTCGACACCAGCGGTCATGAAGTCTGTAACTATGCTGACGTCCGCGCCGCGAAGTATGACGTCCTTCCCTTCCCGGTCGACGTCTTGGAGACGTTTCAACAGCTCATGCGGAGGGGTGTAAAGGAGGATTGCCGCGGCGCGCTGTACTTTCTCGTCAAGGGTGATGGTCAGATCAGGGACTTTCATTTCCTTTTCTCCAAATCTAATAGTCGGCCGTGGGCCGTGTCCAGTCGCTCGTGAATCATCTTGATGCGACCGTTTGTCAAACGGTCATTGAGGAGGATGTAGACGACAAGGAGCGCCAGCCCCAGAAATGTTACTGCGTCCATGCTCGCACCTCCCCTATCACATCAACCCGCTCCACGTCCGTCGCGTCGCCCCAGCTTGCCGTCTCTCCATTAATCAGTTTCACGGTATTGAGTGACGAAACACTGGGCAACGTCCGCATCCAGACATCCCCGTTTTTTTCACGGAAACAGTCCCCGGGCAGCAGCGCCCCGACCGTCGTCCATGCTCCTCTGGGCGCTTTTCGAATCTTCATTAAACCAATCCTCCTTTCTCGAAGGGGTTCACCGACGGCGGTTGGTAGGAGACCATAGGCGTCTCAGGACTTATCGACAGTCGGCAAGGCTCATCCCGCATCGGGTGCTGGGCGTGCGGCGACCACTTCTTTTTTAGGCCTGCAGCAATCCTCTCAAGAATCGTCCGGGTGTCTCCGACTACGTTTTGAAGCTCGATGGTGATATCACTCGTCCCAGATCCAAAGTCGCATTCCGTTCGTAGAGCGACAGCATTTGGGTAGAGTAGATGTACAAGTTGGAGCTGATTCGGCCCGTTCGACATCTCGCGGAGGGCCTTTATGTGTTCTGCCGCTGCCTCCATGTGGGCCTGAACATCCGCGGGGGTCGACACCGCCTCGTAGTGTGCCGACCACTCGACATCGTCCGCCGACGATGTTGGTGCGACGCCGTGCTCCGGGCAGTCGGCCGACTGCCCCGGTGGACAGCCGTGCTCGACACAAGTGCATTTGTCGCCGTGCATCTGGCATTCGGCCTTGGACCCAGGCTCGTCCCCAAAGGTCCCGGTCGCGATGCAGACGCACTCTGGGTCGGAGTTCGGAAGTCCACAGCACGCACAGTCATCCTCGTGCCGGGCCTCGCACGGGATGACCTTGTCCATCCACCCGTACTCGTGGTCCCCCATGTCGTATAGGAGAGTGTTTGACACCTTCACTCCACAGATGCTACAAGAAGTCTCATCCGTGTCGTCTCCTATCCAGTCGTGCTCATACTCACCCGATCGCCCGGGCACGACGACGTCGAGGAAGTGTAGGCAAGCGGCGTTGTACATATGGATGTCCACCGTACGCTTTATACCACTCGCTCTGACGGACACATTACCACAAACCGATACCAGCTTATCATCCTTTGGCCCCCAGGCCATGGTGAGGTTCAGGTTCCGCTGGCACTCCTCGGGGAACTCATCGCGGATCGCCGTGTACGACTGCTCCTTGAAGTACGACGCCGCGAGCTCGAAGTCCTTCTTGCCGATGGGTCGGCTGCCCCACCCCTCGAATTCAATCTGCACGGGGTTGCCGCTGTAAGGTAGCTTCTTGGCCAGCTGCTCCTTGAGGCACTGCTTTGCGTGCTCGTCCGGGGCCTGCCGCATGACGCGCTCGAACGCACCGCGCTTGCCGCCACCGCCGTACGCCATCATGAGCTTATCCTCCTTGGCCTTCGTCCTTTGGCGCTTCTTCTCTATCTCCCGGCCCTTGAACCCGGTACATGCCGGGTCCGCCAGGGAGAGACCGCAGATGATACACTGCGAGCCGCTGAATTTGTCCATGCTCCTTCGACGATGGCATGATAAGGCGGCGCGATGCGACGCTTCCCACTCTTTATGGGATAGCACCCCGTCGGGACGGAACGGCTTCCCGTTGAAGTCCGTCGGGACCTCGGGGAACTCAGTCTTTTCTTTTACAGGCGCTTTCGTCTGCCAATACCACCGCGCCTCGTTCCAGGTCTTCATGTCGAAGCAAGCGGTCCGGTTTATAAGTTGGTCGTCAGGGCATGAACCCAAGATGACTTCGATCACGTTCCCTGCTCTGGGTGGTTTGCTGAGCTCCTTCTGTAAGGCTTGCTGCTCCATCGGGGTATTGGCCTTTGCCAGTACGCGGTCGAACGAGGCCTTCGTCACCTTCTCCTCGAAGTCGGCATCGCGCTCGTGAACGTAGCCGGTCGCTGGCGCCGGCACATCTTCGCGGTACTCCTTCGCCGCGTCTCCGCGGAGGTATAGGGTGACGCCCTCGTGAACCGCACATTCGGCCGTGTGCATGTCCGCGGTGATGGTCGACGGGTCGTACAGTAAACAGCGGCAATTGCATTGACTCATCAAATTACTCCTGCTGCCTCGGCTCGCTTGGCAGCTAATTCTGTAAACTCGGCCTCTATAGTAAGTCCGTCTTGTTCAATATCATACATCCCATCTGGAAGCTCTATTAGCGGGAATACCCCACGATCTTTGAGAGCTCGAGTATAGCTTGCAGCAACTTCTTTCGCTCGAGTTCCTTCAGGGAACTTGTGTTGGCATTCGGCCAAGAACCCTACAAATTCGTCGAGCAATTTGCGGAGATGAATCTTTTTCTCCTGGTGATAGTTCTGGGCTGCCGCGTCGAGTCGGTTCATTGCGGAACCTCCAATTCGAATTTTTCGGCAAATCTACTTGTGGCATTTTCGAACTCTTCAGGCGACCATTTGCCTCCCAAATCATCGGCGAGGTTGTCGTGGAGTGTGTTCTGAGCAGCTGTAAGAAAAGATATGTCGTCTTCGGTAGTCCATAGGCCCGTGAGTATTCCTACATTCTTAATCGACCCTATGCCGTCGTCGAAGTTGGGTTGGTACTTGTCGTCCGGGATTAGAAAGCCGACGGCGCACCTTAGCCCGTTGCAACCACGGTAACAGCAACCATCACTCTCGTCGAAGCTAAACTTCTTCTGGGCTCGCAGGCCTCGGACCATCGTGTCGAACATCTCTTGTCGGGTCATGGCACCTCCAATACTTCGGCTTTGGCGAAATCGATAACGGCCTGCTCGAAGCCCGACCAGTCTTTTTTGAGTCCATCGTGTATGCAACCTTGCATCTCTGCAAGGAAGCGGGCGTCAGAGCTTGTTCTGTCGATGCCCAAGGCCCCAGCAACTCGATCGGAGTTGACGGGCGAACATTGCTCCATAAGGATATCGTATTTCTCATCGGGGATCAGGAAGCCGATGGCGCACTTCCGCCCCTCTGGTCCGCGATAGACGCAGAAGCCGGACACTTCACAGACAGACGGCCCACCCTGGGCACGCAGCCCACGCACGGAGGTATCAAACCATTCTTGACGGGTCATCGTATTCCTTTCACGAGACGCACAATGGCGATCATGGAGATGACGCAAATGGTGGTCAACCCCACTCCGCGCAGGATGTCGTCGAAGTATAGGTAAGTCAGGTAATCGTCGAAGCAACGCTCGGCAACCTCGATCGCTTTCAATGCAACTTCAGTCATCATCACTTACTCCAAACACGGGTCATAATCGGACAGTTTGTACAGTGGAGGATGATCTTCTCGCCGTCCCCCGTCCAGCGTCCCCAGAAGTGGCCGTTCACGGCACAGTCCCAGTTGTAGGGACGGTGCCACGAGAACAGCCAACGAATCACGCGCCACAGTCTCATAGGTTTTCTTTGATGTCCTTTCGAATTTTGAGGAGGTCTATGGCGACTTCGTCCAGGCGATTTAGGATCGACCCCTTGCTCTTGTCCACTGGCGGAGGAACAACGGCCTCCGGCGGCCTGACGTCGGAGGAGTAGGCCGCTATTCTCATGCCGTCAAATGTCACCATCTTCGGTCCAAAGTTGGCGTAGATGGTCCCCTTCTCGAAGTACCGCTGGGCGACGTGCTCGTGAATGAAGGTAAAGCGCCCGAGGGGCTCGCCCCAGTCCTGTTGGTACCCGTCCCAGTCGTTGAAGTGGCCATACGAATACCCGAGGTAGAACGTCGGCCCGTCAACCAAGAGCGAGCAGTGGTAGTCGAAGATCTGCCGCCTGGGCTGGTCGTCCTCCGTCCGTCGCGACATCTTGAAGAACGGCAGCCCGAGCACGTTGACGACTTCGTCGATCGATCTGAACTGGGTCCGTACCTCCTCGGGGGTGTAGTACCCTTGGACGGACGGCGCGAGCCACCCGCGGCCCTCGGACATGGCTCCGCGGTAGACTCGGACGAGATCCATCTCCACCGGGGCGATAGTCTTTGCGATGTTGGGGATCAGCAACTTCTCCGGGCCGAATTCCCTATCGACAGCAAAACGAAGCGCCCGGGCCATGGCGAGCTTGTCGTTGATTTCCTCCGCGAGGGTGAATCGCTTCCCGGTCCGCGGGTTGAGCGGCGGTCTCTTCTTCCGCGTGGCGACCGACCGCGCCTCCCAGGGCTTCTCGCCCCAGCCGGCGTTGTCGACCCAAAACCCATTCAATTCAGGAGATGCACGGAAGACACGAAGAACAGACTCCACGAAGAAGTCGATGAAGCCCGGGTGTCCGGTGTCGTAGACCCAGGCGTGGTGTTTGTCGAGGTTGTCTTGCACGACGCGGTTGGGGCCAACGCAGCGATTCTCGCGCTTCAGGACGCCGATGGGCTCGTGCAGGTAGAACTCCTCCGGTACAGCGTCCTTCTCGAACGGGTTTCCTGCCCAGTTGCGGGGGTTGCAGTATTCCGTCAGGAGCGCGTCCGGCCAAAGACCGTGAAGATGCTCGTGGACATGCGGGTGAGTGACGCCCTTGCGCGAGCCCCAGACGGGGTGCAGCGCGACGGAGTGCTCGCCGACGTCGGCGAGGTACTTAACCGCCTCGTCCGGGAGTGGCTCCGTCGCGTAATGTTTCTTCGCGATGTACTTCGACAGTAGCTTAAAAAGGTTCATGATTGTTCCTATGGTAACACATGGAAAGGGTTGGTCCAAGGATGTTTTGTGGTTCCGAAGATCAGACCGTTTTCGTCAATGAAGAAAACGTACACCTTAAAACCGCCATAGCCGCCGAAGCCGTTTCGAAGGTTCAGCGATGCGTCCCACGTCCAACCGACGCGGCGCGGTGTGAATAACGTCGGGCTCATGTACGCAGGGCGGGCCGAGGAGGAGACGCCGCGGATCTGCAGGCTCTCGGGGTCCTTGGCGCGGCGGTTGACCCAGCGCTCCGTCATGCCCCGAAGGCTTGAGGAGGTTGGTTCGGTGGGTAACCGGCCACGCATCTCGGCGACCGAAACACAGCCGGTTAAAAGAGTTAGGACGATAATCAAGGCTTTCATTGTACTTTCCTTCCGTGAAAAAAAGTGGGGGCCGGCCCACCACGACCGACCCCCGACCACCAACGGAGAGGTATATCAGTAGACGATGTCCAGGTCCTCCTCCCAGGCTCCCTCCTCGTCTGACTCGTAGTAGTCTTCTTCGCAGTCCTCCGAGCAGAAGAGGTTATCGCATTCGCGTTCACAGTGTAGACACGTGTTCATTGTTGATGATCCTTGTGGCTGTTTCCACGACCTCGGAGACTACCACCACCTCCTCGGGGCTCAGCGCGAGCTGGAGTTGTTGGGCGCACCAAATCAACACCGGCACGCACATGGCAAAACAGACATAGGTAAAAGCTTCAAGCGTCATGATTTCTCCTCTAAGGCTTTTCGGGCGCGGCCGTAGGCAATCGACCTCCCGCGCTTGATCACGAAGTTGTCCTTCTTGGAACAGAACGAGTAGCCGCAGACCTGTGTCCCATCGTTCATTGTCAGTGTGCAGATGACCGCGGCTTTGATATTGGGCCATTGCCCGGTTACCCTGCGCCACCTCCCATAGACATTGACTTGTTTTAGGACTCTGGCGTTGCCGAAGAGCGCGAGGATTTCGTTTTCGCTGGCTTTCTGGGGACCCTCGGGGAGGTCCGTCCGGTAGTGGGTAAACTCTGTTTTCATACCTGGTACTCCACGACGCGCTCGCGTCCGATGCCGTCGACAGTGTGGACCGCACGGCGGGCGCCGCGCTTCAGGTCCGCGATGACCCGCTGGAAGCCGTGCCTCCGGAGGTCCTCCAGGATGCTCCCGGGCGTCGGGCCGTCGGACACCTTCCAGCCGCGGAGCTCCGAGGCAGTGGCGGGGGTTTGGGTCAGTAGGTTACTCATTTCCTCTCCTTTCAAAGTTGCCTCCCGGAGGGTGCCCACCTCCGGGAGACGTCCGAGCTTCCTTGGTGCTTAACACTGAAGCTTACCACCCTCCGGCGGGGTGTCAAGTGACAAAATTGGGCTGTACACAAAGCGGATATTGTTTGTCGCCAGGAGCTCGATAAGTTCGCGGACGGTCATATCCAGGAGGGAGACACCCCTCGTGGGCTCGCCGCTGGCCGCTCGGACCGCAGCCCCGAGGGAGCAGATCGTCTCCGCCTGGGCTGCGCAGAAGAGCCTCCGTCGCCATTGTGGGTCCATTACAGGCTGCCGTAGTGGCTCAGGACGATCCCGAAGAACACCTCCCAGGGGACGGTATGGGAGCCGCGCTTGTTCTTGATCCGGACGGTAATGCCCTTGTCATTGTGGACCTGGACGACGTACTCCCGGGTTGGCATGCCCTTGATGGAGCTCTTCATCTTGACGTCGAAATTCGCAAGTTGCCTCATCGGGGGTTCCTTTCTACAAGGCGTAATTTTGATACGGGTTTGGACTCGTCCAGCTGGTAAGGGTCCCAGGACTGCGGCGCCTCGTCCAGGAGGCGCGCCCCCTTCCGGAGGCGGTCGTAGTAGGCGGCGATGCGGTCAGCGACCACAGCCCGCTCCCCAAGGTCGAAGACCTCGAGCCCCTCAAGCTGCGGCGCCGGCCGACCGAAGATCTCCCGGAGCTTTTCGAGCCCCTTTCGAATGAATCGTGATGATGGAGTTGACATCAGAAATCTCCTTGGGTTAAAAGAGCTGCGGTACCAACAGGGGACGCTTTGTGGTTCCCAGGTTTCCCTGAGTTGGGGTCCGAAAATCCCTGAACGCTTTCGCGCTCGACCCCTACCGCAGACTCTTTATTTGTTCACCATGTGATAAACGACATTGCCAAGCTTGTCGCAGTGGACGTATGAGGCGGTCTCTTCGACGCGGATGGTTTGATCCTTGGCCCGGCGGGTGGGGATCCGCAGACGGCGGACGGTGTAGGTGTCATTCAGTTCGAGGGTGATCTGGATGAAGTGCGACCGACCCTTGAGAACCGTCCCGGTGACGCGGACGTCGAAGTCGTCGTCGGCAACTCCGGCCACAAAGCTCGCGTCTCTCCAGCCGCAGGACATCCGGGTCAGGGCGGGGATCTGTGCGATCATCGTCCGGGCCTTGGTGGTGACTTCTTCGGTTCTCGTCATGGTTCTCTCCTTGGTGGTGGTTGCTCTTAACACTGAAGAGTACAACACCCGCCCCCGGGTGTCAAGTGACAAAAAGTGTCACTCGTCGCCGAAATCGAAGTGCAGAATGATGGTGCCGCTCTGTAGGTTCTTCGGCTCCTCGACGATGTCAAGAAGGCGGTAAGGCCATTCTCCTTTAACTTGATGTTCCACGTTGGCCTTTTTCACTCGTTCCTCGGCCTTCTCTCGGGCCTCAATCCCTGAAGGCGCGAGGACCAAGACCTCTCCGTCGTAGGGCGATCCGCCCGTGACACCGAATTTGTACAGTTTCCTCATCTTGCCTCCTTCATGACGGCGGTATAGGTGCTTCCGACGAAACCGGTCTTCCCGTCCGTGCTCTCGGTGAGAGCGTTGACGGCCTCTCCCAGCTTGGCTCCTGCGAGGGCCAGAAGGGCCATCAGGGCGACGAGTACGATGGTCTTCTTCACGGGTCTTTACCTCCCTGCGGTTAGTAGTGCGGTCTTCATACAGTTCAGTATACACTTATCCTGGGGATGTGCAAATCCCGCTGGTTTAAGCTTTCCCAGAATTTTTTCCAACCGATTCGGTAGGCTTCCTGGGTCATCGCAGTCGCCGGGGTGCGGTCGGGCTCGCAGGGTAGTCCCTTCCAGGCGTGCCGGGTCCCTCGAGCGTATCCGATGAGGAAGTCCAGGCGGTCTTCGGTGCTGTGGAGCTCGCGGTAGCAGGACTCCTGCTTGGCTCGGTCGTCAATCTTCATCGAAAAAGTTTCCCCAGTAGGCGGCCTGTAAACTTGCCCGCCAGGCGGCGCCCGACGCGGCGCCCGACGCGGTCCTTTTTGACTGCTTGAAAGTCGCCCAGTAACCGAGCAAAAAGATAAAGGAACGATCTCATTTTTTCTCCTTGGTGTAGGTTACAGTCCGAGGGCATATCCTGCAGAGATCAGCAATGCGAACATGATGGCGGCGTAAATTATTAATCCCTTCATGACTTTCTCTCCTTGGTTCGTGGTGGTGGTTTTCGTTACAGTGAAGAATACGACTTTTTTCGTAGACGTCAACTGACAAAAATTGTCATGTCGTGCCATGCCTATTCGCGCCGCGACATGTCGTGATTTGCCTGCCGTGTCAGGCCGCTCCGTGTCTTGCCTGCCGTGTCGTGCCCTGTCAAGTCTCACCGTGCCAGGCCCGGGCTTGTCTCGCCTGCCGTACTGTGCCTAACCAGGCCCGTTCTGGGCGGGCCGTGTCTGGACCTGTCTTGCCTGCTGTGCCGAGTCATGTCTTGTCCTGTCGAGACACGCCTATCCTGCTTTGCCTTGTCAGGTCTGGCCGCGTCAGGCCACGTCTCGCCTGCCGGGTCACGTCTCGCCTCACCCTATCGAGACTTGCCTGCCGTGCTGTGCCGTATCGCGTCGGGCCCCGCCTCGCCACGCCAAGTCTCGCCTGCCGAGTCGAGCCGAAACGAGCCGAGGTTTAGCCGATCATTGTTTTCAGAAGTTCTACCTCCTTGCGTACTCCTTTCAGCTCTTTGAGCTCCGCATACCGGTTTAGAATCCCGAGGAGAAGTCGGTAGGATTCTTCCAAAGCCAGCTTTCGCAGATCCGGGGATTTTTGGATTTTGTCGGTCGAATAGTATCCTGGACCGTCAGGGGCATTTTTGATGTGAAAGTGGGGGCGAAGCAATCGCTTCGCCCCATCTGGTTCTTCGATAACTAAGCGATACGATCGCGACATGTCGGAAGCGACAGAGAGGCGATGCTTGTGGGCCGCGGTGGCGTCGTCCCATGGAAAAGCTTGATGAAGAGGGGACGATCTCATGGTCGCTGCTTTCACGATCATTTCTGGCTCGACCTTGCCGTGTTTGTCTCGGAGGCTTTCTATTACCTCACCGGCAACTTGCGGCGAGACGTTGAACCTTGCGCCAGGGGTCCATTCGTAGGTCTTCATGACTTTTCCTCCAAGACTCGAAATGTGCCCCAGCCGCAGCCGGCGCTGTTTTTACTGAAAGGACGACCCTCACCGACTCCGATCTGCCTACCAGCTCTGATAAGCAAATTGAGAACATCGACGGGTTGAAACTGGTCCGCATCGAACTCGATTGTGACGTTTGCCTGCCAGCCCGGACCCCACATTGGCCGGGCCCGAAGGTCCATGGTTCCGCTTGCAGGGAGAGGAACTGGCAACACGGACATTTTGGGCTCACCTTTGGTGATTTTCACCATACCGGTCTCATCTTCGTCGAAACCATCGGCGATTGTCACCAAGCTGCACTTCGCAATTGTCATTTTGAATCCGACAAGCCTACAGGCGTCGATCATCGCACATCGAAAAGCAGCAGCCGGGATGCCATACCACCCTTCAGTGGATACATGAAGTGCCGCATCGCAGGCCTTTTGGAAGTCTTTTGGTTCCCGCTTCTTTCCTTTGCGGGCTGTAGAACCTGCCTCTTGTGCTTCTCGTATGGCGTTTCGAGCCTTCTCTGAAAATTTGTTTTGAACGTAGGGGGTGGTTCCTTCGATCGTTGCCACGACCCGCTTGATATTCGGGGGTGGGATCACGATGCGACTTTGATCGTTCGTCTTCTTCGTCGTCATCTGTCTACCTCGTGTATGTTAAGGGTTAAAAACTAAACGGCCTTTGTCGTAACCTCCTTTTTATCGGCCTCATGGTCGGTTTTCTTATTTATTATGCAACTTCGATGCCGGTTTCTTCCGGGGGTGTTCGGCCTGGAGGCGGACGATGGCCGCCCTCACGGCTTCCTCGTCGTCCCAGTCCAGGGCCTCGAGCTCCGCCCGGGTCTCCTTGGCGTCGGCCAGGATCCGTGCCCGTAGGACGACCCGCCCGGTCTCGAGGTGCGTCAAAAGGTATCCCTTACCCCCATCGAGATTTTTATGTATGCCGAGGATGCGAGTCTTGGCAACCACGTCCATTTTGACCGTTGGTCCGGCCTTTCCACCATCAATCGGAACAAAACAGTATTCAGCCTTCATCAGAGTCCTCCTTCGTCGTCGTTGATCACTTCGGAGCTCGGCCAGGAGTTTCGGCCGTAGTTCTCAACCCAGAAATCCCTGCACTCCTCCAGGGGCGGAAAGACGTACCACCACGGCCGCGGAATGCTCATCGTCTTGCCGTCGGACCCCAGCGCCTCGACCGGGCTGGTCCGTTGCTGCCGCTCCGGGAAGTCCCCCGGGCAGATCTTCTTGAGGAAGCATCCCAGACGGGTGCTATTTGTCCGCCGCCCCGAGGTGAATTGGCGGGTGTAGGAGAAAAAATCATAGATCAGCTGGGCGCAGGGAATCTCTGCCACCCACCCATCATCGGTTATCTGAAGACGGCCGTCACAGAGTTTGGTGTACCACCAGTCCTCCTCCGTGGTAAAGCTGTATTGCTTCTGTTGGTTCAAGGCATCTGTCTTTGGTACTTCGCGGACGTTGAAATTCGAGATATCGTAGACAGTGAGGAAGTGCAAGAGAGCTTCGCGGCCACCGGAGTCGAGCTGGGCCTGGATTTTTTCGAAGTAGCTGTGATCTTCACGGTTCATGTCGCCAACGTCGAGGACGAAGTATCGCCGAGCGTCGGGTCCGGCAGGGACAACCCAATCAGCGTTCGATGCCATGATGAGCTTGATGCGATTCGGGGCCATCTCGGCGTTGACATGCTTGGGCTCTATCATTACGGTTTTTTCTGTCACAAGAGTTTTAAGGACGGACTCATGCTCCTTATCTCCGGCCCAGAAGGCCTCGTCTCCGAACAGGACGGAGCAGTCGCGTAGGTGGGCATTAAAGTTCCCGGTCAGATGCTTCGAGTTCGCGACGTGGAGGAAGTGGCAGCCCCAAAGGCTGCCGAAGGCCTCAGCGAAAAAACCCTTCCCAATACCCTCTTTGCCGCGCATGACAATGGCAGCATGTCCTTGTGAGCCGGGCTTCTGTATTGCTCGCGCCATCCAGCCCAAGAGGTAATTGTAGTGCTCCTCGTTCTCGCCGCAGACGTTCTTGCGGACATGCTCCAGGAATAGAGAACAGTCGCCCGGTCTGGCCTCGCAACTAAATCCCCTCCATAGATTATAGGCGTCAGGGTCATCTTGCCCAGGGGCAAAGATCAGCGTTTCGAACTGCCGACGATGTGGGTTGTTGAGCCACCACTTGCCCACCGGAGCGAACTGCGGGATTTTGTTCCCCTGCTTGTCCTTCTTCGACTCCACCTCGACGTACTTATTCATATAACGATTTCGGAAGTCTTCGAAGGTTTGTTTGCTTATACGGGTTCGCTTCATGGATGAATCATAGACCTCAGATACAATGCGGCACTTGTCGCCGATGTCCGAGATGACCGCGTGCTTTTCGTTCAGCTTCCGGAGCCATGGATCGATGGCCTCGTCCCGGGCGGTCTCGATCTGTTTGATGGCGTAGCGCTCGACGCCAGCTCCTTTGTCAAGGACCGACTTGGAGATACCCCATTCGGGGTCGGTGATGACCCCGTAGATCTTCTCGTCCGAGACCCCCGCCCGAACGAGATCACAGCATACGCGGAAGAGCACCTCTGATTTGGATGGGTACTTCGTCGGTTCGTCGGGGTCCTCGCCTTGGACGATCAGCATCTTGCAGTAGTCGGAGACGTCGTCGCCCAGATCCTCGACGTCGTTGAGCCGCGGGATGTTCCCAGGCACTTGGATGCGGTGTGTAGTGAAGCCCTCGGACGCTGGACCCTGGACGGCCGGCGCCTTCGTAAACTGCGCCAGGTCGTAGACCCGTTCGGGGTGCCACTCCACTACCTGGGCGAGAGCGAGTTGCTGACCGCGTTTTCTTTTTTTTGCGTTCGGCCGGTTGAGGGTTCCCGGGAGTCTCATGACGTGGTCGACGCTGTGGCAACTGTCCGCGTGAAAGAGGAGCTCAAGCTGGAGATTCCATCGCATGGCTTCCTCAGCCAGCGCCAGGTCACCATTGATCATGAACGACTCGAGGAGTTTCCAGAAGCCCTGATAGCCGCCGCCGGAGTCGTGTATGCGGGTGGCCGGGGGAATGTCGCCGGGCGGGTCCTGCAGCAAGGCCAGCATCCGCGCTCGCTCCTCGTCGATGTCTTCGCCCGCCTCCGGGTCGAGGTCGACGTGGAGCCAGGCGAGCTCCTTGACGTCCTCGCGCCTGGCTTTACTCGTCAGATCGCCCATCGTTGGGTTTACGTGGTAGTAAATGTTCCGGGTCGCCCCTTGCTGGGCGAGCCACGCTGCTATCGACGTGTCGCCCTTGTGGAATGTTTTTGTGGTGATCCCTTTTTGGTCGACCTCAATTGTCGTTAGAATCCATGGCCCATCGGGAGCCCACTCCTTGAGGAAGTTGATCGCGGTTTTGTAATTTGGTTCTGGTACCATCAATGCCCCCAGTAGTCAATCTGCCGCTGCAAAGAGCCCTTGCCCTTTTCCATGCGGCGAAGTACCGCGTCGTGTAAACCCATGTCCTCGGCTTGCTGCCCTATGCTCTTGCCAATGCGGAGGCGGAGGACGATATAATGTTCATGGGGATCGAGGCCGCCGATATCGATGTCGGGACCCTCGACCTCGTCCTGCTCCCAGGCCGCGTAGATGTTTGGCTCTACCTTGTGGTCCTCCGCCGCCTGCTGAACAGTCGTACCGGTCCGACTGCGAAGGAGGTAAAGCTTCTCGCCGCGGGTCAAGTCTTCCTCGAGCATCGCCGATCCCTTATGACTTGTCGGAATTCCTCTTCATCAAGCCCATCGTACCATACCCAGTCAGCCCAAAGTAAGAGGGACTCCTTGGTTGACTTTCCAACGAATGCGGTAGCGACTCCGCCCTCAAATAGAAGCCAATCATTCCCGACTTTCAAGAGGAGGTCCGCGACCCCGCCCGCTTCACAGCGCTTGGTGAGCCAGATCTTCTGGGCCGGGTTGAAGTGCTCGACGCGGAGGATTGTGTCCGCCCGTTTTGGCCAGGCCGCGACCGACTTGAGCTCGATCCAGCCGCCCGCGTAGTTGACGTCGGGCGTGCCGGCTCCTCCGACCCCGTTCTCCACACTGACGGCGTGCAGTGGCCGGAGGGCCTTGACTACCTTCTTTCGCATGTTCTGTTCAGAACTCATGGTAATGCTCGATGGCCGCCTCCAATGTCCTTCCGTCGCTTTCAAGTCCCGTAGCGAACCAGCCCGGCGTCTTCTGCCGGGCGAAGAGTTCGATTCGCGGATGGTCTCCGACCAGCTTGATGATGCGGTCTCGGATCTCGGGGGGCTTCGAACTGTGGGGACGAGTGACCGGGGCTGTCACCACTTGCCGCTCAGCGGTGACGATTCTCTTCAGGCCCTTGCCTTTTCGGCCCAGGAGGACGACCTCGGCGCCGCAGCGACTCCAGAAACCGACACCGCAGAATGGATTCCCGTTTGTGTAGGTCTTATTCCAGACGAAGGGCGCCGTCACATACTTGAATCCCCACGCCTTCAAGACGTTGAGGCAGATGTCGATCTTCGGGAACGTCGCCCACAAAAATAGGAGGGAGTCCTTATCGGCGATCTTGCCGACGTCCCAGCTCGCGATGTCCTCGTCCGTTGCCACCGTGTAGGCGTTCTCAGCCAGCCCGCCGAGCTTGCTTTTGCCGTTGTTGTAGGACCAGGGCGGGTCGGCGTAGATGATTTTGAACTTCATGGTACCACACTTGTTATAAGGTTTGGGGGTGCATAGTGAAGGAAACTTTTCGTGTATTCAATCTCGCAGAGGATATCCGGCATGGCGCGGTGCTTCACGTCAGGCTGTGGCTTCTCGATGCTCGGGAACATGACGCGGAAGTTATTCGTCTCGAAGTGTCGGTGATGGAATAGTGCCGCCGTGCGGGGGAGGTGGACCTCGCAGAAGCGACGGTCGAAGGACGGATTCGATCCGGCGAGAGGGAGATTGTAGAACTTGTTCTGTAGAATCCACTCCCTAAACTCCCGATCGATTCGGCTCCGTATGTGACTCGTGCCGGCACGTTCGCACGCCGCGAAAAGCCCGTTCTCGATGTGCATCTTCGCAATGGAGGAATCGAAGGCGGGCAGTGCCTCGTGCCAGATGACACTCTTCCTCGAACCCAGCTGGTTTAGCGTCTGGTCTGTTACCAGTATCCCGATCTCGAGCAGCTCGTCCTTGTGTTCGTCCAGGCCAGTCGTCTCGACGTCGATCCACATTAGTCGATCCATGTGTGTCCTTCCTTCCCCGGCCCATGGGCCGGAATCCAGATTGATTTGACAGTCTCGCCGACGCCCGTTCCCATACAAAGTCGGCACTTGTCGCAGGTCGTCTTCCTCCCGGCCTCGATCGAGGCGGGACAGAGAATGTTTTTTTTTAACTTTGATTCGATGGCGCTGTACGTTTTGGTAAATGTGTGCGGAACGACGAAGAACGTCCGCCAACCCGCATCCTGCGCCTCTCGTCGTTCTTCAAGGGTGTCGACTGACGCCATGCAGATGCGGCGGAGGTCCGGATCGGCCGTCCGCCAGATGTGGGTGTACCCCGTCCAGCGGTCGGCGTGGTGAATGAGCTCCTCCCACACTCGGGTCGGCACCGCTGCGGGGTCGCCGTACGACCCCACGCGGACGGAAAGTTCCCCTAAATATTTCCAGGCTTTTGCTGCATAGCAGTAATCCCAATTTTCATCGGCATACATATAAATGCCCCGCTTGTACGCCTCCCAGATCGTCCGTGGTTCGAGGTGCGTTCGCACGTAGCACGTGCGCTCGCCGGTCTCGAGGTTGGCGCGGTAGCGACAGCCCCCGCAGATGGACTCGTCGCGCCCGTCGAAGGCCGCCTTGTGCGGCGGGACGTCTTGCAGGAGGATCCACGTGCAGAGCATCCGCCCGATCTTGATGTTGCCACCCGGCCGGGCGATAGCAACGATCGGCTCGCCGTCGATGAGGGATTCACCTTCGTAAAGAATCATGCCTCGTAGACCACCTTCCCGGTTCCGGTGTCGAAGACGTGTGCCCAGGCATCAGCATCGGCACTGGCGAACACATCGTCCCAATCACCGCCGTGATTGAGGGCTCTGCCCTTCACTTCGTTTGCTACGTCTACGGCGTAGACTTGGGTGGCACCGCTGCCGACGATGTCCCAGGCACCACCGCGGGGATGGTCTCGTCGTCCGTTGCCAGCAAAAACTAAATATCGCTTTTTACAGACGTCGTCTCTCAGCGCGTTCATCCTTCTGTTAAGGTCTCTTTGTTTCTTGTCCTTGACTTCGCGCTCTCGCCGGCTCAGCTCGTCCGTGCGTTCCTTGAGCCTTGCATTCAGAGCGGCGCGGTCGTCAATAAGTTTCAGAATCTCTTCGAACTCCTCGTCGGGCGTCTCCGGGAATCGTTCGCGTAACCAGTTTTCCTTCGTCTGTACCTCGGGCATGTTAGTTCCTTCCTGTAAAGGCTTCGTGGCGCCACCAGGCGCTCTCGATGGGAATCAAAAGTGTCCATCCGAACGGATTGAAAATCAACTCTATATGGGTCACTCAAGTTTTTCGGCATCACCCCACGAGGGTCCGATCTCAATGTCGACTTTGGACGGGACCAGCATCTTGACGCACGTCTCCATGATCTCGGCGCACTCCCGCGCCTCCCGAGGGATCCCCACCGTTAGATCGAGCTCGTCGTGGACCTGCAGCTGGATCCGGTGTCCGGCCGCCTCGGCCAGGACGAGGGCCAATTTCGTTTGGTCCGCGCTCGAGCCTTGGATGATCCGGTTCAGGGCCTTGTAGGCCCAGTCGTAGCCCCGCCCACCGGGCTTCTTCGGGAAGTGACAATGGCGCCCGGCCTGGGTTTTGACGATGCCGTAGGCTTCCGCCCTGATTTGGGCCTTCTTCGCCAGCTGGCGAATGAACGGGACCTTCTCGTCGAACTCGGCCAGGACCGCGGCCCCCTCGGGGCCGGCGGCCTCGCGGACAGCGCCGTAGATCTCTTTCATCTCAGTCGGTAGGCCCAAGTTTCGGCAGAGTTTCGCGCCGCCCATCCCGTAGCAGAGGCCCAGGAAGATGATCTTTGCCTGACCCCGCTGGGCCTTGGTGGCGTCCGCGCCCCAGATCATGCGGGCCATCATCCAGTGGTTGTCAGTGGTCGGGTCGTTCCGGTACTTCTCCGCGGCCTCCAGCGCCCGGGTGCAGTGGGTCATGGTCGCGTAGTGGACGATCCAGCGGGGCTCCTGCTGGCTGTAGTCCAGGGCCGCCCAGAGGCCGCCCTCGTCTGGGACGTAAATGCTCCGCCATACCGAGTCCTTGGGCTGTTGTTGGAAGTTGAAGTCTGAGCTCGAGAGCCGGCCGTAGCGGGCGCCCTTGTCGTCTCCACTGTCCCTGGTGACCCGGAGCTGATTGAAGGTGCAGTGGGCGCGGCCCCGGATCAAGTGTTTACGGACGGAGTTCACGAAGTCTCGGCGGATCTTGTCGTTCTTCTTGGCCTCCAAGAATGCTTTGGCCACCGGGTGGTCGATCGCCCCGATGACGTCCTTCGCGGTGGCCGGTTGGCCGGAGGCGGTCCGGGGTAGTGCAATGCCCAGGGACATGAAGGCCCGCTCTATGAGTTTTTTCTGATCGAGCTCCCCGAGCCCGATGGAGACGCCCGTTTCGTGCTTGATCCGGGCCAGCGCGCTCGTTTCCTTCTGGGCGTAGATCTGCTCGACCTCGTCGAGCCGGTCTTGGTCGATCCGGACCCCACGTCGCCTCATCTTGACGAGGATCGGCAGCACGCGGCTCTCGAGGTTGTAGATGTCCCATAGGCCTTGCTCGTCGATGACGCGCTCCTGGCGGCGCAGGAGGGCCAGGGGAAGGCGTACGTCCTGCTCCGCATAGGCGCCGACGTGGCGAGCCGGGAGTTTCCAGAGGTCCTTCTTTGGGTCCAGGCCCCAAGCCCGAGCGGCGAGGCCCAGTTGGCCCTCGCTCTTTCCTGGCATCTTGTAGCGGGCGGCGATGGCGTCGAGGCTGTACTGGAACTGGTTTTCATCGATCAGGGGCTCCGCCACTTGGACGTCGCGGAAGAACTTGACCCGGGGGAAGGTCACCCTATTTTCTTCCAGGTAGTCGAGGTCGTAGGGTAGGTTCGCCCCGACAAGGATCCCCTTGAAGTTTCGGCCCTGGTCCCTGAGATATCGCCAAATGGTCTCCGGGTCCACGTTCCCGCCGGACTCGTGGTGGATCGGGAGGTAGTGGGCCGGCCCGCGTTCGAGCGCGAAGGAGATGCCCACGACGTAGCCATCCCGCCGGACGCCGGGACCAAGCTTTATTAGCTGTGGGTCCCGGGTCTCGACGTCGACCGCCACCCGCTTGGCATCGCCCCACGACGGGAGCTCGCTCATTCTCGGAGCCTCCCAGTCGCAGGGCGGGTCAAGGTAGGGTTGCTGCACGAATGTCATTGGGTAGCAACAATGTCGGAGGTAGATGGAGAGACGTCGACTGACACCGCGGTGAAGATCCCATCGACAAGGCCCTCGGCCTCTCGAGCCTCGACGTATTTCTCAACGGCGCTCTCCCGCCAGCGCTCCATGAGCTCGGGGTTGTTTTTCAGGGTTGTGAGCTCTTTACGCTTGAACCAGATGAGGAAAAAAGCGTTGCACGCGATGTGCGCCAAGTGGTGGAGACCCGTGTCCGAATCGAATTTCTCACCTTGCTTGATGTCGGAGATGTGCCGCAGGAGGGCGCCCCAGAATCGCTTCTCTATTTCCGGGTCTCCATCGGAAGTTTTCCAATTCTCGGCGGTATACTTCAGAGCTCCATAGGTCATGACCAATGCCACTTGCTCAATAGGTTCCCACGGCACGAGTTCCAGCCGCGGCTTTACATCATCAAACTTTAGGGTTACTTCACATGAGCCCATGTTCTTTTTCCTTGTATATTTGCTACTGATGATTTACAGATGCCAAATGTTTTTGCAATTTCTCTTTGACCTATGAATTTTTCTAACCTACGAATCATCCTAACGTCGTCGTTAGTCAGATGAGTCAGATGGTGCTTCTCCCCTACAGGAAAACTATTTGGTTTCCTCCTTACTCGATCCAGACTGTTAGTTTTAGAAGTTCCGGCGTATAGGTGGTCTGGGTTTACACAACCAGGGTTATCACACTTATGACAGATTATTGCTCCTTCAGGTATTGGCCCAACGAAGAATTCGTAAGACCTTCGATGGGCAAGTATGTTCCCACCAGCTCCACATGCCCCATACCCTGCTGGGGTCCTTTTACTCCCCAACCATTGCCAGCAAGTGTGACCGGCTGAGCATGCTGACCAATCTATTCGGTCATAAAAACTTTGAATCAATAGCTCTTTTCTCATTCCAGGTCATCCCTTGTCCGTTCCCATTGGTAGGACCTCAAAAACTGTTGACATGGTTCTGGGAGTTGGATCCTTTTAAGTGAGGTTATAACCTCTTCTCTTTTGAGTTCCGCGATTTTATTTCCCATCGCGATCTGATCGTCAGTCCACATGAGGAATTCTATTTCGTCAAGAGCTTTAAGCCATCCTTCTTTGTCTGTGCCTGGTTGATGGATGCCGGTTTTTTGTTCGACATACTTCTCAGCCTTGATTATGGTGCTTCGCAGTTCCGGTACTATTCGTTTAATAATAGACGGGGTGTCTCCCGTCCAACGCTCAAACAGGTCATGTCGAAGAATAGCGCTGTAAAGCTTTTTTGGTGGATCAGGATGTAGTTCTTCAAGCAAGATCAACATGTGAAAAGAGTGTTGGGCCACGTCGTACGATCCATGGTGCGGGAAGCAATGGCATCGTTGCGTTGTACCGCCCTCTCTCATGCGGATGATCTTTGTTACTTGGTCTTCCATGGATCGTACTCTCTTTCTTTGCCGTCTTTTCGGTGTTCGTAGATCTCAGACTTCTCCATCATCGTCGCACAGATGGCGCCGTCCCAGTAAGTAAGCGCCCTACAGATGACCTCCTCCGGGTCGGGGATCCCGAGGTAGCTCTGGAGAAACTCAAGCCGATCAAGGATCTTCTTGGGCATCAGGTACTTTCGGGATCTCCGCCGCGGTGCAACAGGGATTTTTCTTTCAGACACCGCCGTTGACGACCTTTTTTGCCACTCGCTCAGCCACCAGATCCATTTTCTTATCTTCCAGGGCATCGCGCCGTAACTTGAGTTTACGTCCGCCCAGGTAGGCATTTTGTATACCCATGAGAGCAAGCATAATAGCCTGGCCGTAAGGGCCGGTGAAAGGGGCCGCGGCCCCGCCGACAATCTCGGCCCGGGATTTACCATCGGGATCGGCGGCTGTCTCGGTCCCTGGCCGAGTGAGGAAGAGGTAGTCCAGCGGCGCGCACGCATCGAGGGTGAGGGCGAGCGCCCCGAGAAGGAGCAGTGAGGCGAGAAAGTTTGTGGAAGGTTTCAATGGTATTCCTCCGTGTGAATGTGAATATGGCCGTTGGGGTCCTCCCGCAGGCCGAAGCCGACGTAATCCCAAATCAGATACAGCTGCCCATATGTCTCCTGGTAGGTGCCTTTGGTGGTGACCGCTTGGCACTCCTCGAACGTCGCCCCCTCCGGGCGGGTCAGGAGCGTGATTATTTTGTCGCGGATAGTGCCCTTTCGCCATTGTACGATCCGCCCGCGGTAGGGCCGATTGAACTTCACTTTCCTTTCCGTGGGCGGCGGCGGTGAAAACCTGTCCTTGAGTACATCCCGGACAAGTCTTTCCGCTCTCTGGCGGCTATCAAATACCTCCCACTCAATCTTATCTTCGGTGAGTTCGAAATACAGCGCCGCGAGCTGCGGCAAAGTATACGCGCCCAGCATTTCCATGTAGACCCGACCGACCGACACGGTTTCAACAAAATTGTTTTCTTTTTCAGAGCACATGTTTCATCCTAAGAAAAACCCGGGGTGCAAGCACCCCGGGCTAAGGAGAAAAGGAAATTCAGAAGGCTCCTCCTCCGTCGCCTTCTGAGGCCCCGCCTTCGTCTTGCTTGGTCACGTCGGCCTTGGCCGTCCCGGCCTCGACCATTCTGGACAGCTCCTTCGCTGCCAAGAACCGGGCGTCGGTGGGAGCAAGCATACTCGCCAAGATCCGATCGTGGACCTTCATCGTTGAGTCACCGCCCGTGGGGGTAACGACGAAGTTGTAGTACGTCCCCTTCTTGCCCGTCTCCCGAACGGTCGTAAGATTGACCGGGTGGGCGTAGAGCGGGGGCCGACGCTTGGTGTCGCCTGCGAGAACGGTGATCTTGTTCAAGGCCGTTCGCCAGGCGCGGTAGACCTTCAGCTTCGAAGACGTGAAGGAGATGGCGGCCGGTTCGACGGGCTCGGCCTCTTCACAAATGAACCCGTAGACGGTGATCGTCTCGACGATGTCGTTGTTCGTCTCTGGATTCTTCAGTAGTCCGAACTTGGTCGCCGTCCGCAGGCGCAGGATGAGATCAGACTCCGGGTCGTGGACGCCGACGAAGCCGCCGCCGCTGGTCCGCGGGATCCACTCGATGAAGGACTTGACCCGAAAAGCCGGGACAAAGAGGAGCTTGTTCGTTCGGTCCTTGCTGACCGAGTTGATGATCTCCCCGGCCTTCGCGCCGTCGATGGCCTTTCCGTCCGCCCCGGTGATCTCGGGGGAGAGGTCCTGCAGGATGTTGACCCAAGGAATCAGGAGCTCGTCGCTGCTCTGATCCTGGAAGCCCTGCTCGAAGTCGTCACCGTAGTCGAACTTCTCGAGCTCAAGCTTCTCACGTTTTGTCAATGCCTTCGTCTCCATAGTTCTATGGTCCTATTCTTCTGTGACCTTGGCAAAGGTCCGATGGAAAACACTAAAACATGGAGGGAGTTCCTCCCCCTCCTCCAGAATCATCTTCCGCACCCAGGCAGCCATCGTCGAATGATGTACCTCCTTTTCCTGTTTGACGCCTGGGTATTTGCCTCGGAGAGAGTCGAGGAGTTGTATAACCTCGACCTCTTGCTCCCGGTTGAACGCTACCACCACTTGCCGCTTGATCATGCCGCCGTAGCCGTTCTTCTCGAGCCACTCATGGGCTTCGGGGCGATCGGCCTTGGTCACGCTGCCTTTGACGTCCTCGGTCAAGGTCACTTCGAAGCTTCCGACAGTAACTCTATTATGACCAAGTTCGCTCATGAGCTCGGGGAGATGGGTCTCCTCGATTGCGGCGACCTCTTTCTCCATCTTCTTGAATTGAAACTCCGCTGCCGCAAGCTCCTTTCGCTTGTCGCGGAGGTGACGGACCATGTTAATCAACTTGGCCATCTGCTCCGGCAAAACCTTCTCGAAGTCGTCTCCGTAATCCATCCTGTTCTCCTTTGAGTGAGAGTCTATCCTACCACGATCAAAGCCATTCTCGAAGCTTATCTTTTGTAATTGTCGAAGCGAGCGTGCGCTTCTCGCGGAGCGAGTCGATGATGTGGGAGTCCACGGTGTTGATGCCGCAGAGGTCGATGTAGAGGACCGAGTTCGTCTGCCCGATGCGGTGGGCGCGGTCCTCGGACTGTAGGCGATGCTCGAAATTGAAGCTGTTGGAATAGTAGATCACGGTCTTCGCCCGGTGGAGTGTTAGGCCGACGCCCGCAGCCGCGGGGTTGCCCACAAAGAAGCGGACGTCTCCATCCTGGAACCGGTTCCGGGCGATCTGGCGCTCGCGGTCGTTGACCTTTCCGTCGAAGCGTACGGCGTGCGCCCCAAGCTCCGCACAGATCTGGTTGATGTCCTCGCGGAACCGCGCCCAAATGATAGCCGAGCCGTCGACGTCGGTGAGGGTGTCCAGGAGGAGCTTTAGCCGGGGGTTCTCCGGGAGCCGTTGTAACTTGTGTTTGTCGTCGACGACATAGCCGCATGTCAGCTGCTGCAGCCGCAGGAGTCGCGTAATCACAAGCGGCGCCGTAATGAGCTCTCCGGAATCCAGGAAGGTCATGAAGTCGCGGATGAGGTCCTCATAGATCTTCCTCTGCTGCGATGAGAGGTCGAAGTACCGCTTTGTGTATAGCTTGGGCGGAAGGTCAAGGACATCCTCTTTTAGGACGCGAGTCGTGTGCTCGGCCACGGTGTCCGACAGAATCTCAAGGTTCTTGTATTCCACGAGGTCCGGGAAGCGCCTCTCATTAGACCTACCCTCGTTTGCCACTCGTGTCACCCAGACCCCGAAGAAGGTCTTGAAGGCGAAGAAGTCCCCGAAGCCGCGGTCCTTCCAGAATCGCTCGTCGAGGAACTTCATTTGGGAGTAGATATCGAAGGGGCTGTTCGTGATCGGCGTCCCAGAGAGGATTCTCTTGTAGGTCGCTCGGCGCCCAGACGCGACCACGGAGATGGTCCGCTTGGCCTTGGGGCTCTTGATCCGCTGCGACTCGTCGAGGACGTAAAAGGTGTTCCGCTCATGGAGGAACTTCTCCGCAAACTGCCGTCCCTTCTTGGTCATGAAGGCGTCGTAACTCATCGTGACGATCGGGAACCCCCGGTAGGCCAGGACCTCCTCGCAGGCTTGCTTATGCCACTTGGTCAAGGCTCGCTTCGACTGGTAGACGTGGACCTTGATGGGGACGTCCTCGGGCATATGGGCCGGGATCTCGTCCGTGGCCCAGTTTACCTGAACGCCGTTTGGCGCCAGGACCAGGAGCCCGTCGGCCTTCTGCGCCCGCCAGAGGTGGGCGGCCGTGTCGAGGATGAGCTTCGTTTTCCCCGTGCCCTGCTCCCAGAGGATGCCGCGGACCTCGCGATCCTTGCTAATCATCCACTCCGTGGCCTGATGCTCCAGGGGATCTGTCTTGAATGTTAGTGCTGTTGCGACGGTGAACTCATCCCAACCAAGATCGGATTTTGTCATGTGGTTCCCCATAAAAACAGCCCAGGACCAAGGTCCCAGGCTGTCAAAGGAGGGAAGGAATTCAAATCCCTCCTATTATAACCAGCCTGGGGGTTAGAAGGCGCTTGGAGTTTCAGTTTTTCCCCCGCCGCTGCCGATTTTGCCTTGCACTATACAAAGTTCACGGTAGGCTGCCTGTAGAACAAGAATCAGGGCCGGGATCTCGCGATCCGAAAAAGACGTCGTGCTTTCCCATTTGCCGGTAGCAGGGTTCTTGTAGCTCTTGCTGGCCTTGAAGTTGTACCAAGGATGCTTGGTCTTCTCGTTTATATGGGTCCAGACCGAAACCTGGACCGGCCATGCCTCGAGCTTGAAATCGGGCGGTCGCTGCCTTTCACTCATCATATTCCTCCTATGAGATTGTAAAGAGTCTATCCTACCACTTACTTCGAGGCGGTCCTAACTCTTTCTTCATCCTTTGCCCAAACTACATGGCTCCCGCGGATGCCCGTGCGGTCGTAGCGGCAAGCTTCAACGGACTTGATGGGGTGGCCGAGCCATCCGTTTTTGTAGTGGTAGGCATCGGTCGCGCAGAGGCAGGGGTTCATCCGGATGATCAGTTCGTTTGTTGACATGAGTCCTTGAACCCACTTCTCATCCTTGCGATGTTTGTGACCGATCTGGAGTTCGCGGTAGGTGGCGTCGTCCCATTTCCCGCGGGTCTCCCGGGAGAACGTCGAGAAGGTGTTGGTGAGCTTGAGATCCTTCCCGTGCTCCCAGCCCAGGAGTGTGCCTCCGAAGCTGGCGTATTTGCGGGAGGTCGCGTCCATATCAAACGTTACGCGGGGGTCGTTGAGAAAACGTTGGTTGAGGGCGGAGATGATTCCGTAGCTGGACGAGGGGTCGTGATTTCCGGGGACGTAGAACGCCCGCACGTCGTCGGTTAGCTCGAGCGCCCGGTTGATCATGTGCGCCAGGCAGTTTAGGCCGGTCTCATATACCTTCTGGTAGCGCGAGTCGGAGTCAAGGGGCGCGGTCTCCTGCGCGGTCATCTTCCGGACGGAGTCGTAGTGCATGTAATCGTTGCCGATCGGCATCCAGATCCTGTCGATGGGGTAAAGGGAAAGCTCTTCCACCATATCATCAATAGAATTCATGACGCGATGCTTCGCGATGTGGACGTCGTAGTCGTTACCGGTCTCCCCGCGCCATGCGTACATCCCGATGTGGACATCCCAAAGGCCCCAGCTCACGGCGTAGCCTCCGTCTTTCTTCGTCTTTTTCCGCCCGAGCTTCAGCTTCGGCAAGGGCCTGACGTTCTGACTGCCGAACTCAATGATGGCTCTTGCCAGAGGGTCAGAAACGGCCCGGGTAAACCCTACTCCGGAGGCGAAGAACTGGACCTTCTTGTTAGACGCGAGCTTCTGTCCCGTCTTCTCATCTATGATGTCTACACGGTGAGTTCCCTGCCAGGTTTTTAGCTTGCCGCTGCTGAGTACCCACTTTCTCAGGTCGACTTTCGCCAGGCTCGCCAGCTCTTCACCATTTAGCGGGCGATCCATTTTCAGGATGTCCACAGTTCCATCGATATCCAGCTTATCTATGATCTGGTTGACAGGCTGATCAGGCGGTGGGCCACATTTCTCGGTTCCGACCTGCTCGATCTTTTTCAGCGCTCGATGGATGGTTGAGCCGTTGACACCGATCTTATCCCCAATCTCCCGCGCAGTCCAGCCTTGGCGGTGTAGCTCAATTGCTTCGCGGATTTGGTCCGCGGTTAGCTTTTGCAGCCCCATCCTTTCCTCCTCAGTTAGTCGTCTTTGTCAAGTAGGGCGTCCACTTTCGTCACGAGAACCCGTTGCTCGATGATGAGCTCTTGCTGGGCCATGAGCATTCGGCCCACGGCCTTCTCGAGTTTCCCCACGCTCTCGGCGTTGCTCTTAATGGCTGCCGTCGTTTCGCCGCGTTCCATGATCCATGGTGAGCGTGTCTTAACGTGCTCCATCAGTTCGGGTCGAGTGACCTTGTCCTGGCCGAAGACCATCCAGCTGGCCGCGCCGGTCAAAAGAATAGAGGTGAGAGCGGCGACCAATATTTTGAGTAGGTCTTTCATGCCACGTTCCTATCATACCACCGATCAGGTCGTGAGTATAGCGTAAGCTTCAACAGAACTTGTGGGAGCGCTGACTTGCAGAAATGTCTCGGACACGGAGCCGCCCGACTGGGTATGGCGAACTTTAATTGTATCGCCCGACATGACCCCTGTCAAGGTGCCAGTGGTAGCGGTGGCGGCGATGATGGTGTTGAAGCCGAGCGCGTTGATCTCGGCCTCGACGATGCCCGTCGCGAACGCCGTCCCAATTTCAAAGGGGTAGCTTCCAGTATCCGGCGCCGAATAAGTAGAGGAGGCGACATTAGGCGCCAAATTACCATAATTTGTGTCATTGTCAAGGGTCGAGGCGTCCAGGTTGAACTCGTGGCGCAGGTCCTCCGTTGCCGAGCGGACTATGCTCTCGAACGTGTGACGAGTGCCGACCTTGACCGCCACCCGGGTTGGGATGACGCCTGCGGTGTTGCGGAGGATCAGCGTCCGGGAGAGGAAGATGTTTTTCGTGTTGGCGAATGCCGCCGTAAAGAGGGAGGTCGGCGAGCCATCGGGATCGTCGATGATCTCCGCGTCGTACTCCGTCGTGTTCACCGCCGGGAATGTCGGGTTGAGTGTGGCCGCGTCGGTCTGTATGGATGACGTTTCGTCCCCGGTCCGGAAGTCCTTCCGGATGAACTCCACCTCGAAGCCCCGGTCGTCCAGCCCTGAGCCGCCGGCCTTCAGGGTGTCGATGTCGGCGGAAGTGTCGTAGAGGACTGTATTTATCTTCATCTGCGCGGGTGGGTAGGGTAGCCGCTCGCGGTTTGCCATGGTGATCTGGACCGTGATCGCGTCCCCCTCCAGCACTACATCCGTCCGGCTCTCGGATCGTACCTGTACATCCACAACGTTGGGCTGGGGAATGGTGCCCAGGCTCAGCCCGCCGTTGATGAAGATCAGATAGACCGATGCGTCGATGGCGTGGTCCTTGGGCGTGGTGTCCAGGAGCCCGCGCCAGCAATTCGTCAGGTCGATATGGGTCGTCTGGTCCGTGAAACCCTCAAAGGCGATAAACTCGTCGTCGATTAGGATCAGATTCGTGAGGTTCTGCCCAATGTCGCTCGCCTCGGGGGTTTCGGACATACTCAGGAGCATGCTCGCCACCGTGTCTTCGCCCGGGTCCACCCCCACCGTCGCGGTCCCCGCTTGGTCGCCGGAGGTCAGAGCTGCCCGAAGGTCCCCGATCTTGAAGAAGCCCGGGACGTCGCCCTCGTTTGTGAACGCACCCGCGGGCGTCGTTGGGTGGTTTCGCTGGTAGATCGTGAAGGTGATGGCCTGGGCCTCCTGAGCGCGGCCTCCACACCAGATACGGTCGCCCACACCCGGGTTATCCTCATCGCGGTTGACGAAGGCTTTAGGCGCTTCGATGATCACCGACTGCACCGCGGGGATGGCCGTGACGTCCTGGACCGGAGGTAACCAAAGCGTGTCATCCGGTTCTCCCGAGAACGGGAGGGCGAAGACAAAGACATCCTCAATCAGCTGTAGCTGGATCTTCCCATCGGTGAGTGTTCCGAAGTCGATCCGGGCAACCCGCATGGGTTGCTTTGTAAAGCCCAGGGTAGCGTCGGTCCACGCCACGACGTCGGCTGGCTTTATCTGCCAGAGGCTGCGGTCTACCGTGATGTTAGCCTTGGCCAAGGGGCGGCTAATCATCTTTATGGTCCGGGAGGCGATGTTATTGGCCAGGGTTTTGTCCTTCACTCCCGGGTATTTCTCGGTAACTGCCACGAGTCGCCCGCCCTGGATCCTCTGGTTCGCCAGGTTTTGCGACTGAGCAAATGTGCCAAAATAGTCACGGTCGCGGTCCACAAACTGGACCCTGACCTGATTGGCCGTCTCCGACCACGTCCCTCGGGAGAAGTCATTGACGCTGATGATGTTCGCGGAGGTTATCTGGGGGATTGTGTCGATGTCGTACCCACCTCGAGCGAGGTTGATCTTCAACTTCCCGGTTTCATGGTCCAGGAAGAGTACCCCATCGATCTGTCGCTCAACTTCCTGAAGGAAGTCCACGGCCTCCAAGGCGCGGTCGAGGATCATCGAGAAACCATTGCCCTCGGTAAAGAGAGTCGCCGCCGCGGCCTGGAAGTTGACCAAATCAATGTCCGTGGCCGGGAAGCCCAGGCCCCAGTCATTGTCCGTTAGAACCTCGTAGATCACCTCCATTGGGTTGGAGTCCCCGCCCGAGCCGATGGCGCCGCCGATGATGTGCGTGTCGCTGGGTAAGCTGAGGTTGTCGGGGAACCGTTGGAGCTCGAATTTCCACGGCTTGATCTGGGTAGAGTTACCGATGTACCCGCCCTCGAAAACCGCGTAGCACGTCCCGCGGTAGGCCGGCTGCGGGGTCTGGAAAGTCGAGAGATAGGTATCCACCAGCTGGGTCTCATTGCCAGGATGGACGCGCAGGTCGCCCTCTATGCCGCCTGTTCCGAACTTGTCGCCACCGAAGAAGTCCGGTTTAACGATGGAGACATCAGCATCGTCCACGACGAAAAGGGCCTTGAGGGTTCCATCTCCGACCCAGATCGTGGTCATGGCGTCGATGATGCCGCGGCACAGCGCGAACTGGATACCGACGAAGTATTGGAAACCGATGGTGATTCTTTTAGAGGAGAACAGCCCGGTCTTGACCTTCTCCTTGATGGGGACCTGCCGAAGGTCGCCCCACCAGACGATGTTTGGCCCTTCCATTTTGACGGTACCCCAGATGAGCGGGACCACGCGGCCCTCGATGGCGGTGGGAAACTTGAAGTCGCCCTCCCCCGCTGGGCGAGCGTCCTCGATGTCAGGCTTCGGCCGCAGCAGCTCTGCGAGTATTGTTAGAGTCGCAGAGAGAAGGAGCCCGATGACGATGATGACTGCTATCCCAACCGCGTGAATCTCGTTGGCTGATGTCGGATCTTTATGTGGTGCCAGTAGGGCGACCGTGAGGAGTGTGTTTTGCCAGGTAATCGATGAACGAGTAAAAGTCATAAGTTCTTAGTCCAAGCCAGTTTCAAAGATGTTCTTCGTTGAAACATAGGGGAAGCCGCCAAAGTTGATGCCGTTTGCGAATTTGTTGACGCAGTCGAGCTGTATTCGAAGCTTGCATCCGGCCAGGCATCGTACCGTTTGGCTCAGCGGACTCAGGATGAAAGGTAGATGGATGGTGAGGTCGTTATTACCCGCCCCACCCTGGGCGATAACCATTCGGAAATCACTATCGAACGCAATGAACCCTTGCTCGAAGAAGTCGGAGCCGAAGGATCCGGCGGTGTCTACTGTCAGGACTGTCTTATCGGCGCTGACTGCAGAGACGTTCAGGAACTTTTCAAAGCTCGCATCGTTCTCCGAAATCTTGCACCGTGCGTCATAGAGCATGTGGTTACACAGATTGGAGTAAACGAAGCGGGGGATGATGCGGCTGCGTGCCGTTGTGATCGGCGCCACCTTCATATTCACTTCCCGGTTGTTGTTGGTGAATGCAACCGTTTGAACGTCCCCCTTGAAGATCACCACTGTCTCTTTAGCGAGGTCGTTTCTGTGGGTTCGATACACCGTCAGGGTCGACAGCACACCCGGGACCGCCGTGAGGTACTTGGCCACAAACGTATTGTTCGATGGTACCTTGACCTCGAGTTGGTCCGAGGTCTTTTCCCCCAGTTCCAGGACCAGTTTCCCGCGAGAGATGGCGGTTGCGACGAAGGTCCCGCCCAGGATGACGACGTTGGTCTGGTTAGAGGTGAAGCGAAATTGATCGCTGCCCAAGCGGAAGTCGTAGAGCTCGATCGGCTCCCCAGACTCAGCGCTGATTTCTTGTGCGTTAAAACTCATTCCAGCACCGCCACGACAGGGACTCGAACTGTCGCATCTCCTATTCCGCTGGTGTGAGTGATGGTCACGTCGTCGCTGTCCATCCGCACCTCCTCGATGAACTCCACCCGGGTAAAGTCTGCCAGCGCGACATCGGTCCCCCAGGTAGAGTCTACCGTCAGGGTCTCCTCCGTGGGGCTGTTCTCGATGGAGGTCGTCACCGTGCGGATGATCTTGGTCCCGTCGTTCTTGATCACTTGGATGATGTTCCGGGGCTGTTGGTTCTTGATGAAGACCGTATAGCCAAAGTTCTCTACCTTGATCGTCTGACTGCCGGACGTAATGCCGGCCGTCGGCGTCATCTCCGGGAAGAAGGACGGGATATAAAAGGACGTCTGCTTCCCGCTGAGGGCGTGCAGGAGTTGGCGCACCTCCCAGAGTCGCTGGCGAGAATTACAGAAGAAAGTCTTTGCGAACCCGCGCTTTGTCACGGGGTCATCCGTGAAGGTCTCGAAGAGGCCCACCTCATTGTCGATTACCGTAGTCTTCCGCGTCCAGGACTCGCTCAAAGTGCCCGCGATAGGGTTAGCCTCGTCAAGGAGCACCTTGGAGTTGAACGTGGGGAAGGCCGCGGTGCTCCCCTGGTCCACGTCGTTGTCGAGGACCTGGAACTGAATCCGCATCTGGCTGAGGTTTACCGGGAACTTCTCCGACCGGTTTGATTCACGTGCGAAGGCAATCCGCACCGGCATGACCCGCGTTCCGATGACAAATGGTTTGGTTAGAATCGAGGTGAATGTGATGGTGGTTGAGGTGAGAGAGTCAACTTCCAGGGCTTCGAAGGTCGTGGAGTCGCTCCAAATTATAGCCAAACTCCCGACCCGAAAATCCCCGAAATCCGTTGTGTCCACGGTGATAGTCAAGTCAGAAATTGACGCCGCCTGGGTGAGGACCGAGGGCTCGAACCATAGCGGCACTCCAAAGGAGCCGGCCTGGGAGTCGAAGAGGATGGCCTCCAGAGCTTGACGATCAAACCCGGAGACCTCGAACGTCAGGTCGAAGAGCTGCCGCGGGACCTCCCGCAGCTTGATCCGTTGCTCGGTACCGACGGCGTGCCTGAGCACGTCGGTCTTCGAGCGGATTCGCTCGCGGAGGGGAATGACCGGCTCGTAGGGGAGGATGACCCCCCGCTGGGCCGTGACCAGGACCGTCTGCAGCCCGGTGTCGAACGTGAAATCCAGCGTTCCGTTCACGGACGGAGGGCCGTCTTCCGACACGTCCACTGTCAACGCAAGCCCTGTTTGGGCCAGGATATTGGCTGGCAGCCCGGGAAGCCCGTTGACCGTCACCCCGGCCCCGGCATTGCTGACGAAAGTATTAAGGGCTCGCGTCGTCGATCGGAAGGCATTATAAATGTTCAGTTTTTTGGTCTCGAGCGCAAGAACCAGGCCGTATGCCAAGATAGATGGGCTGACGATGATCTGCTCGAAGAAGTCATCTTGCGGCATGGTCGCGATGGCGCCCGAGAAAGTGTCCATGGCCGCCGGAGTCGGAGTCCCTGCGGCCTGGGTACCGGAGATGAAGTTGTCCCCGAGTATCTCCGCGAGGTTCCCCTCCGCTGGATCCTCTATCTGCCACTGCGGAGGGCCGTTTATTCCCTGGTCGCCCGGGTTGTTCAGACGGTTACCGTTCTCCGTCTGATCACTGATGAACATGGCCCCATCAAGGAAGCCGCTATAATTGGCCATGGTTAGAGTTTTTTATATGCAATACCCATGTTCTTGCTCTCTTCCTGTCCGCCGGCATTCGCCTTACGGGTCATCGGGTACACCTTCCAGGTATCAGAGCCCACGGTGAACTCCTCTTGAGGTTCGAGGTTAAAGATGTTCATCATGCGGATGTCTTTCATGGTACCCAGGAGGCGCCACTGCTCCGGGCTCGGGGTCGTGTGCCGGTAGAATAGTTGGACCGGGATCATCGGGATGAAGCCGTTGGAGACGTTGGCCCGTAGCCAGATCGCCATGTTGCTGAGAAATCCGTCCCGGGAGGTCCCTACGATTGCAACCCGCGCATTGCCCGCTGTGTCGGTTCCGGTGGTTGCCGTGGACCCACTCCAATTGATTCCCCACTTGCTCGCCCCGGGCTGATCGTTTAGGCCCTCGACGTGCAGGGTCGCTGATTCGTTGTTCGTGTCGTCGTGTATCGAGTCGAAGAGAATGGTATGACGATCGTCTGTAATGCTGGCCTGTCCACTGGCCAACCAGTGATGGCCGTAGGCGTACTCGCCACCGGTCCAGGTCCCTATCTTGGTGATGGTGCCGAATCCGAAGTGGCGATAGAGGCCAGGAGCGTACTCGAGGATGCAATGGATGTAGGTTCCGGTGGTGGAGTCCGTGTGCATAAAGAGGTTTGTGAACGGCCCGGCGCCGATATTGTCCACTCGTCGCTCGCTCGTGAATGGTGTACTGACCTTCCCGTTTCCGGAGTCGTCCGTCTGCGTCCCTGGGCCAGCGCCACCCGAGAAGCCCAGAGAGTGATGGACGGAGATGTTATCATCATCGTGCTGGAACTGTACGAAGACATTCCCGCGACTGAGCTCAAGTTCATTGTTCCCGAGGTCGATGCTGTCCTGTGTCCATCCGTTTGTCGTCGCAAAGGAGCTCAGGTCGGTAAAGAGTGCGTCAATAGATGCTGGGGTGGTTACTTGAAAGAGAGCCATTCTACTCCTGTTTTATACAGAGATGCGCCCACTTGTCGGAGCGGTTGCAGTTCTGGAACACGTTGTAAACGTCGGCGCCGATGGTGATTGTGTCTTCAGAGACGATGGTCGCGGCTTCGGTGAGCGCACTCACCCAGTAGACATTATCGAGTTCGCCGAGCGCCTGTTGAACCGGGGTGATTTCAATGATGAACGTGGGCCAAAGCACTGTCAGGAAAGTTGCGGCCTCGGTTTGATGGATGTCAATGGTGTTGGTCCCCGGGCTTCCCGACTGGGGTATCACGTCGTTGATGTTGATGTCGTCCAGATACCTATCTGTCGAAGGGATTTCGGTCGTGATCTGCTGAGACCCGCCTGGGAAGCAACTGACCCCAAGTCTGTTAGCAGTACGCGCTCCCCCTACTGCGAAGCTGTTCTGGATCGTTTTCCACGAGCCACCAGGATCGCGGATGAGATGTGGCCCGTCAACTCCCGAAGCGCCTTCCGCAATGGGGTCCACCAACCCAGACATGCCGATGCCCGAGTCGCTGAAAAGTTTAGTATGAAGGGCACTACAGCCGCCCACGAGGAGCGGGTAGGGGTACTCTGCCGCCGTTCCGAACCGATTGACGAAGCCGAGGTACATGTTTGTAAACGTGGTTCCCATCTTGAAGACGCAGATGATGCGGCTGCCCGTGACGTGGAACCAGTGGTCGATCGTCGAGTTCCGCAAGGGCACATAGGCCCCGTCTTCTGAGAGGGTGTGTCGCCCGGGTGTACTGATGCCCGGCATGTTGACCCAGGGGCTCGTCGCCTGGTAGCCGGTGAACCCCGCGAGCTCCCAATTCCGGGCCGACCCATTCGTGAAAGACCGCATGCCTACGAAGATCTGATCGGAGCCGGTGCCCTCGCCCTCAAAGATCATGTCCTTCTCCGTGGTCGAGCCCGCCGCCTGGTAGGTGACTGTCAAAGTGGCACCCGTCCCGGTGCCGCCGGTCGTTGTCGCGGGGTTAGTGGCCGTCTCCCCGTAGTCCCCGGCCGTGAGGAGGCCCAGGAGTTCCACGGTGCCATAGGTCATGGTTGCCGTTGCGTTTATCCCTGTCCCGCCTGACAGCGAGACCGGGTTTCCGGGTAGGACGGAGTATGACCCTTGGGCGATGATCGATAGGGCCGTGACTCCTCCACCGCCATCGATAGAGTCCACATTTAAGGTGGTGACCACAGAGGACGTCCCGCCCGAGACCGTGAGGGTGTCTGAGACCGTGTAGCCGGAGCCAGCGGCCGCGACCGCCGCGGACTGGGCTCCAACCTCATCCACGTTGAAAACTGCCGCTGTGCCCTCGTCTACGGCGTCTCCCGTGACCAGGGTGAGGTCGTCCCCGATCGTGTAGCCCGTACCCTCGGCCGCTTCGACCGCGGAGAGGGCCTCGAAGGTCTGCCGTTTGAGGGTCCAGGTCGCGGTCTCGAAGGTCAGGTTCAGTGTACAATCGTCGTTCCCGCCACCAAGCGTCGAGACCGGGTTCCCGGGATTGGAGGTATAGCCGCCCGAAAGGATGATCTTGACGGTATCCACCGCCCCACCGGTCACCCCGGTGACCTCGACCGTGGCCGCTTTGTGAAATGTTCCTCCCTGTACTGTGAGGATATCCCCCAAAGTGTAAGTTGTTCCAGCCGCGGCCACTATTGCAGTAATAACGTGGTTCGACGTGAGGAAGTCCCGGAGGTCCTCCAGGAGGGTGATGTGAGTTGTCGACGTTCCCTTTTGAAATGCCATGTTACCTCTGGAGTATTTGCCTCAAGGCTGACGGATTTTTCGACAGGATGTTCAGCACGGCCCGCTCGCCCTCGGAAGTATTGATTGCCGCGATGGCCTCATCCGGGTCCGTGACGTTTACCACGCTGATGTTTACCTCTGGGGCCAGTTGTAGTTGACTGTTTGGGATAATGTTGCCGGGGCCTTGAGGCACGAAAACCTCCGTCCCTCGCTCGCCGACGATGACCGGTTGCCGTCTTGGCGGTACGCCCCCGGCCTGGAACTGTTGGAGCCCACCCACTGGGCCGCCCGTAGCGGCTGTAGTCGTTGGCACCGGTACCCCGATGCCCGTCGATGCCTGGAGGGCCTTTAGGATGAGGATGCGGATGATCAGGGAGAGGATCTGCTTCGCCAGGTCGCGGAAAAGGTTCGCGAATGCCTCGCGGAGGTCGTCTACATTCTGGAAGCCCGAGATGGCGAACTCCGCCAGAGCGTCCGATGCCCGGTTGATGGCGCCGAGAACCTTCTGGGCGATGATCGTCCCGAGGTTCTCCATGATTTTCCCGGCCTCGACGAAGACGTCATTGAACTGCTCGCCGAATTCTTTATTTTCTTCGAGGCCGTCCCTCAGTCTTTCCAGTTCTTTGTTCAGCAGGGCCTGGTTACCGGTCCCCTCCGCAATCAGCTCGTTTATAATCCGGATTCGCTCTTGCCGGTCCCTTTCCGGCCCCTCGAGCTCGTCAAGGATCGCTTGCCGCTTGGTGAGTTCCTGCGTCTCAGAGATAATCGATCGGGCACTCTCGAGGGCCAGGATGGCGTCCTGACTCTTGAGGTCGATCCCCTCCTTGATGAGATCATTCTCGATGTCGAGGATCTGTCGGCGCTGTTCTCGGACCCCGACGGAGAGCCCGGCGAGCTCGAGCTCCTGCATCAGCTCCTTGTTAAGCCGCTCGAGGGCCATGGCCTGACTGCTGATTGCCATGCTTTCAGTTGTACGTCCCCCCGTTGCAGAAGGATCAGTTAATGGGGCCGTAGGAACAGCCCCCGCAAAACCCGCTGAGGCTTCGTTGAACCTTTTTTGTATTCTCTCTGCAGCTCTTTCTTGCGCTTTGTCAAGAATGTCATCCAAAACAGTTTCCGCGAGCCTTGAACTTTTGAAGCCTTCACTAAAACCCGCTGCGCCTGCTTCTCCAATATTGCCGAAACCTGTACGGAAGTTGTCCTCAAGTTCTTCCAGTTCTGGGGCTTTTAGAAGTGGGATTGCTACACGTATTCCCGGGATCTTACTAAGGGCTATCGATGCAAGAGCAATAAAACTATTGATCTGTTTAACTAACTTTTTGATGATGACATTGAATATTTTTGCTATTTCGATACTGATGGAGAAGAAGATGCTGCCAATTACCTTGGTCAACTCTTTGAACGCGGCTACGATTCCAAAAACGGTACCAATGGCCAGGCCCAGGAGAGCGTCGAAGCCCCTGGCGACAAAGCGGAGGAAGCCCTCAAAAGAAACTTCTATTTCCTTAAACGCGGGGCCAACCGACCCAAAAATACTATTTAAAAATAATGAGAAAGCACTACCAATCGCTTTGAACCCATCCAGCAAAGTTGAGAAGACCACTATGGCGAGATCCCGTAAACTAATGAATCCACTCTTAGCTACATTGATCTCATCCGCGAATGCTATAACTGCCGCAACAGCTGCGGTAATAACGGTAACCAAAAGAATAATGGGATTAGCCCTGATGGCCGTCGTGAAAGCGATTGCGGCAATGGTCGCCACCTTGAAGCCCGCAACCACGACGCCCGCGAGGATGACTCGGCCGAGTCGATCCGCGTTGTCGGCCACTGTACGAATGATTTTAGCCAGTCTAAAAAAGAAATTGGTCAGGAAGTCCGAAGCACCGAGCTCCCCGAAAGCTAACACCACTCCTTCGGCCGCCGATTTGACGGCTAAGAGAGCGCCGTTAAGATTCTGATCCATGGTTCGCGCTATGCGGAGAGCTGTTCCTTCAGCCTTCTCTATCCTCCCCGCAAACTTTACCGCTGCGTCTCCGGCTGAAGCAAACGCCAGGGCCGCCGACGCTGTCCTGACGTCGAAGATCTTCACGGCCTGCTCGAGTGTGAGTCCTGCCTCACCCAAGATCTTAAACGACTCGCTCAAACCGACAACTCGTGGATTTACATCTCTTGCAGAAAGGCCCAGTTCCTTGAGGGCTTTCTTTGCGGCGGCAGTAGGAGCGGAGAGCTTGATCAAGGACTGCCGCAACCCGGTACCTGCCAAGGAGGCTTGGATACCAGCGTTAGAGAGCGTTCCCACCGCGGCCGCTGCCTCTTCGAGGCTGACCCCCGCTGCCTTCGCCACGGGCGCCACGAACTTCAGGGCATCCCCCAATTGGAGGATGTTCGTGTTCGAATTGCTCGCCGCGAAGGCGAGAACGTCTACGACACGTCCCGCCTCTGAGGCGTCGAGCCCAAAACCTTGGAGGACGTTTGACGAGATATCTGCCGCGGATGCGAGATCCAGTGCGCCAGCCTGCGCGAGATTCAGTGTATCACTGATAGACGCCAGCACTTGATTCGTCGTGAAGCCCGCCCGGGCAAGGAAGGTCATGCCTTCCGCGGCCTGCGTTGCGGTGAATCGAGTAGTGGTGCCGAGGGTTCTGGCTGTTTCTTGGAGACTTTTGAACTCGGTCTCGGTGGCCTGGGTGATGGCCCGGACCGTGGACATCTCCTGCCCAAAGCTGGCGAGGGTGTTGATCGCGGAGCGGAGGATCACGGTCGCGCCCAGCGCCACGAGGGCGGTCCTTAGAAACTTGACCTGACTCCCTGCCGTCTTGGCAGTCGTCCCGACCGCGGCGAGGTTGCGACTAACGACCCGCGCTCCCTTCTCGTCGACCTGGATGATAATGCGTTCGGTGGCCATCAGATCCCTCTCAGCACGCGGGATACCGACGCCGCCCGCCGGCCGGCTTGCATCGCCTGGGCCGACATGCCCTCGGGAGCCTGGGCGCTCGAGCCCTCGTCAAGGAAGACGATGTACTCGAGATTGTTGGTGATGAAGATCGCCCCGCCGCCCAACTTGAAATTGGCCGCGGCCTGCTGCCCCTGGGTAATGGCCGCCCGGCCCGAGGGGTCGGGCGGTCTGCTCGCCTCGTCCGAAGGGGATCCAATGGTGACGATGGTGTTAGCCTTGGCGCGGCCGGTGTCGAAGGGCGTGGCGTTGACGAAGGTCTGATCGGTGACAATAGCGACTGTGCGAACGGTCCGCTCAATTCCAGCTTTTACTCCGAACGCTACCAGAGCCATCCGCTTCGCGAACTCTCCGAAACTTCGACTTGTCGCCATGTTTGCCCTCGTGCCACTTTCTAAATGCAGCGTCCATCTTGCCAACTAAATATTCTAAGCGGTTGGTTTGGTCCTCGTCAAAATCATAAGCACGAGCGTACTCCATGATGGCAGTCCAGGGAATGGCCTGGCAACCGCTGAAGCCCGGCGGCCTGCAGCTGCTCAGATGCAAGTAAGCCACGAAGAACAACTCCAAGTCCTCTTCGAGTTCCGGGGAGTTCAGGATCTTGTCGGGTAGAGGCATGTGCCCCGCCCGACACTGATCCGCGATGGTTTGCTCGTCCTTCCCCATACCCAGGTTGTAGAGGAGGACGTCGATTAGTTTTTTGCGTCTGCTTCATCAAGCTCTGACCGGAAAAGAGAAAAGTTTTGGGCTTGGTCTTGCACGTCCCGGAAAAGTTCCGGAAGATCCGTGAACAGCTGGATGCAGTTCTTGACCGTAAACTTGAGAGGCTTTCCGTCTTTGTCCTTGATCCCTTCCCAGCCCAGGACGACGGTCTCGGCATAGACTTCAATGAAGACCTCGCGGGCGAGTTCTTCCTCCATCATCTCCAGACGAATCTGATTCTTGTACTGCCTGCCGACTTTCGCGAGCTTCTTCTGGAATCGTTTGTTTGAGCCACCAGCTCTCGCGATTCGGATACGTTCGCCGTCCCCGTAGTCGAGGATGATTCCTTCGGTCTCGCAGTTCTCGTCAGCTTTGAACTTCTTATAGAGCGACATAGAAAACCTTTCATGAAAAAGAAATAGAACAAAACGCAGCCCACCAGAGGTAAACCCCCGGCAGGCTACGTCACTCTCCTATGGTTGTTTACGTGTCAGCGGCATTCGGCAGAAAGTCATAGAAAACCATCAGCAGGGTGTAATCGAGGGTCGTAGCGATCTTGGCCGCGGTCGCCGCGTCCATACCCAGAGGGATCGTAATGGCTTCGTCCTGCTCGACGGCAGCCCGCCCATCGCCCAGGGTGATCAGGGGAAGGTCGACCGAGACCCCGGAATTCGACTTGACGATGTGCCAGTCCAGGGTCACGTCGGAGTTATTCCGAACAGACGTGATGGCAGTTACGTTCGAGAAGTACGCCGTCAGGTCCCCGCCGACTTGGAAGGTTCCCGCGGTCACCTCGAAGGCGCCCAGTGTCCCTACCGCCTTGTTTGGGCTCAGGTTGTTGTTGATGGTGATGTTCATCTCCTGCAGGAACGCGAAGAGAGCCGTCGGTGCGGAGTCCGTGTCGTCGTGGACCGCCATCCGGATTCGGGTGAAGTCGCTCGACGTATTGAAGGCGTCCGCCTCCACGATCGCCGGGCGCGTGCCCGAGCGCAGGGCCGTCGGCCCAGTGAAGAGGACCTGATCCAGCCCGACGAAGGACAGATCGCAAGTGATCTTATCCGCTGTGGCGACGTTGAAGGTGAACTCGGCCGGGACGCAGCCGTCGAGGTACTCGGCCTGGATCTGCGTCGGCGACGCATCGTCCGGTGCGCCCAGCTGGCGCTCGAGGCTGTAGGTGCGCCGCTTGATTGTGGTCCCGATTTCGTTCTTCAGGACGCGCCCGAAGTAGAGCTCGATGGTCTCCGTGTCCGAGGCCTCTGTCGACATGTTGAGGTCCGACTTGTCAAATTCCAGGCGGGTCGCCGCAATGGTCCGGATCCGTTTGAAGCCATTGTTTGCCGCGGCAACAAACGCGAGAGCCGCGGCGTCTCCGCCGATGAAGATCCACTCGCCCGCGACGAAGCCGAGGGTCGTGAAGTCCAGGACCGTCGAGGTGAGGGCATCGAACGCTCCGGTCGAGTCTACATCGATATCACCCGCGGCACCCACGACGCCGACCCGGCTGATGACCGCGTCCGCGCCGGGTGTTTCGTTGACGAGCGTTTCGTTCACGACGATGGTCGTGGCCGTACTCGAAGCGACGGTCTTCTTCCCGTTGTTCGCGGCGTCGGTGAAGCCCTTGCCGAAGGCCAGGGTCGCCGTAGTGTAGTCCGTCCCGTTGGCTGCCACGTTATACGTGGTCGTGGCGGTGACCGAGGTCACGGTCTCCTCCGACTTCTTGCGAAGGTCCGCGAAGAAGAAACCCTGCAGGACGTCCTGGAGGTTCTCCTGGGTCAGGTCGGAATTGAGCCCGCCCGAGGCGTCGAGGTCCGTGGTGACGCCCTTCTTCCGCTGCCGAGACGGATTGATGGGGTTCCGCGCCACGGTGGTGATCTCCCCTCCGAAATCGGCAAAGCTATTGGGTTCCAGCGGGCGCCACACTGGACTCCCCGGCAGAACTTTGATGGTAAGCTCTTCAGCGTACCGGAGCCCCACAACATTAGAATCAATCTTTTGGACTTGCGCCATTTACCCACGTTCCTCTCTAAAAAATCAGACGAATTCGTCGTACCGGAATTCGGCAACCACGTTCATATTATACCAAGCTGAATCGACTCCGATCTCATTTATTGAGACATTTCTGAACCAGACCGCGCTCGTCGTTGATTTTCCCTCAAAAGCGGCCTTCGCAACTTTGGCCAGTTCCTCCGCTAAGGACAAACCGAGCCCTTTTTCCAGGGGCGCAAAGATCTGGACCGTAACGATCCCGAGTTTCGTAAAACGCCGACGATCAGTGCTCGGGCCGAGGGCCTGTTGCTCTCCGAGGTTGTGGCGGATCTGGATCCGCGCCCAGGCGGCGTCGTGGGGTTTGTCGCCCTCCTCGCCTATCCCCTCGTAGAAAATCTCGGGGATCAGGCCCCCATTCACCGCGGGGGTGTCCGCGTTCCACTTCACCGTGAAGGCGCCCAGGATCTCGTCTCGGGCGGTGTCAAAGGTCGCCGGCATCAGTTTGAACACTCCAGCTCAAAGATGATCTTTTCCCCGTTGGGGTTCAGGGGCCGGGACTCTTGGATGGTCCACTTCTCCCCCGAGGCCCGGAGGATGTGATCTACCGAGGGATCGGGGTCAATGGTCATCCCAGAGGCGGCGACGAGGACCAGCTGACGCCCGGCCTTGACGAGCTCCCCGGTGATCAGGCTCCTCTCCTGCCCGAGCCATACGGCCTTGACGTCATGATTGGCCAGGGTCGGCGCAGAGGGCTCCCAGGGCTTCGTCGCGTCGCCCGGGGTCCCGTCTGTCTTGCGTTTGATCTTGGAGGTTTCTCCACTCTTGGTGATCAGCCTCAGAGCCAAAGCGATGGCACTCGCAAACCGTGTCGCCATTATGCTCTCCTCACTATTCGCCCAGAGACGACCAAGCCCGTCGCCCGAAGTTTCTGGTCAGCCTTGGGGTACTTGGGCAGGATGAACGAGCCGCCCACGGTGTAAACCTGGGACTCTGAGATGGGTCCGACCTTCTCGCTCTTCGACTGGACTATTTGCCCAGTGGAGTCGCGGTCCGGTACCGGCAGGAGGTCGATCGTCAGGGCCAGGAAGGCATACTCCGCGGTGGCCTCTTCGACCTCGCTGAGGATGCCGACCCGGGTGAACTCGCTCTCATCTTCCAGGTTGATCCGGGGGAACTGCGTTGTCTGGTCGAGCCCGGTTCGCTGCCCGCCGTAGCGGAAGCCCACGCCCGAGTCGACGTGGTCGGTGGCGCGGATGATGGCCTTCTCAATGTCGCCCGTACCGAAGGCCGAGATGTCCGTGCCGCGGTCCTTGTGGTACGTCTTGAAGAAGGCCGAAGTGATGTAGGCGTTGGCCCCTGCAACGTTGCCGCTGTTGTTTTGAACTGTAAACGGCATGCTATTTGCTTACTACCCTGTTATGAAAAGAAAACACGGAAAAACCGAGACCCGACTGTACAAAAGATGGATCGAAATGCGAAGACGGTGCAAGAGCCGAAAGAACTACTGCGATCGCGGAATTACCGTCTGCCGAGAATGGGATGACTTCTTGAAGTTTGAGCGATGGGCCTTGTCCGCGGGTTTTTCTTGGGAAAAAGACATAGACCGCATCGATAACTCGAGAGGATATTCGCCCGATAATTGCCGCTGGGTTTCGCGTAGCCAAAATCTCAAGAACACGAGAAGAACCCGCTACCTTTCTCTCTTTGAAGAAACGAAGCCTCTTTGCGATTGGGCTCAGGATCCAAGATGCCAGGTCAGTGAAAATACTCTGCGAGGGCGTATCAGACGAAACTGGCCGATCAGCCTGGCAATACTTGCGGCTGTTGATAATCGCGGTGGTTGGAATAGACGATAGGATCATTTAGTCACGTCCTGGGTTACGGCCCAC